TGCTACAACACCCGCCAACTTAGCGACACCCTCCTTGCTAATGGAGTAGGTGCCATTTGGACCTAATGTCAAGTCGCCCTTTACCGCTGCCTCGCCCATCGTGAGCTTATGCGTCGTTTCGTCGTCCCGGTCTTTGCGGAGGAACTTTTTGCTTCCGTAGGTATCTATGGTACCTTTCACCGAATCCTCGTCAGCTTCTCGGATGACGGGGATCGAGAAGTTATGCTCTTCGCCATTGACGGTAAAAGACACGGAGAGACCGTTAAGTTCTACCTTGTTGAGATACTGCACAAAGTCAGCCGTGTTGGCATCCGTAGTGCTTACGGTGAATGAGGGGGCGTCGGTATTGAAAGTCTTGGCGTAGTCGATACCCTCACATTTGAGCGTGACGACCGTCTTTCCCGTTACCTCTTGCTCCTGTCCACTGCCCACACGCTTCAAGAGCGTGGCGACGAGTGGGAGCGTGCCCCGGAACGCACCGGTATAGGCACACTTCAGCTGATAGACCTCCACACCTGCCAACGTCCACCGACAACGGTAAGAGACAGCATCCTCGGCATAGTAGCTCCAGATACGCGGGGCAGTAAAATCACCCCAATGTCCGCCCCTTTGCGCGGCATTGCCGGAAGAAGAGCTGGAAGATTGCGATTCTCCTTTTATATAGTCGCGGTAGGCCGCATACTCGTAGTGGTAGGTGCTGTCCGTTCCACGCATCTCATCCCACCAGCCTTCCGGCACCCAGCCGTCTTGATTCTTATTTGTATCGTCTCCAGTGGCCGCTTCCTCTGGTTTGACCTCACCGCCATTGATAAGCGACGGGGCAAGTGGTTTGGAAGTATCTTTAGCATCGGTCGAGAACTGCAAGGCCGTCTTGCTACGTAGAAATATCCATTCCCGTTCCTTACTGTCTTCTCCGTTGCGGACCAGTGCAATGTGTGATCGAAAAATCTCCTTGGTCGTGGCTGCTGTTTCTGCCGTAGCGGGTGTGACGATCTTCAAGATCCTGACATCGACATTTTGTTGCAGATGGAATGCCTCAATAGGGATGTTGGCCGAAGCGACATCCGTATCAGCCCCAGAGAATGTGCATGTGTTCCATTGATTGAGATTCGTCAGACTGTATTGCACGGACAATCCGGCGGCTTTCAGCTGCGCATTGGTGAGCTTAAACACGTCTCCTCTCTGGTCGGTGGCACGCACCATAACATTGATGCCGTCAGCAGGACTATAAGTATCTGACGACGGATCGTAGTTGACCACGCCAGACGACAGTTCCAGCGCAAACTGCTCAACGGTCTCGGCGAGGATATTGATAGTTGTCTCCGCCAACTTTTCGTAAGTCTCTACGGGAGTTTCATCGCTCGGCAGAGACGAAGACGAGGAAGCAGACGATGACGAATCCGTCGAAGATGAACTTGAAGAGGACGAATCCGAGGAATCCACGCCTTCGCTATCCGTTTTCGTTCCCCATGCTGTAACAGTCCATAAAGACGAAACGGTGCCATTGAACACGTCTCCCTCGCCACGGGCGTGACTGAGTGAAATATTCCCGCCAGGCATTTGGCGTCCCGACGATAATACTGTCCCGTCTCCGTTTGTGCTGGGGTAGTTGTATGTTGCGTCAGAGTTTGTGTCACCGGTGTCACGCCGTATCGTCCAGTGATGGAACCGCTGTATATTCGTGTCAGCCCATCCTTGCAACAATTTCGCACGCAGCACGAGTTCCTTGCCCCAGGGTACGTAAGGCTTGTCACCCGCATCCTTCAAGTCGATGGTGGCGGAAAGATCTACACGCAACGGCATGTCGTCGGGATCAAGGTTCCATTCTGTATTGAACTGATCCGTACCCAATATACCCGTGTCAAGTGTCACGGTGCGGACGTTGTCCGTTGGCAGACTCACCTCTCCGAGCTTGATGTACCAATAATCACCGGTATCTTTGTTGGCCGTACCCGTAGCCAGTCCTTGCATGGTGACATAGGCATACTTGTCGAGCCAGTTGTCGCCGTCAGCTTCCTTGGGCGCGAAGACGAGATAGCCATCCGACTTGTTGTTCTTATTCAGTCGCGCATAGATGGTGTAGGGTTTTGTACTGTCGGCCAACCTTCGGTTGCGTCCAGTCAGGGTCCATTGCTGAAAGACAGAATCCGACCACCCCAAGGCGGGAATGCCTTGGCTATACACTTTTATCTTCGCTCCTTTCACAATATTGACGGCGAGGTCGCTTGCCGAACCGTTAGCGTTCGGCGAGATACTGATAGCACTGGGTGATATATAATAGCAAGGAGATGTTCTGACCATTTTCTTTATTTTGCCGAAAGTTACTATAATCCGCCCCACGGGTCAAGGGCAATGCCCTTGAAAACAGCATCGCATCCTATTACCTTTGTTGTTGCAAGCGCACGAAAAAGTAAAACAAGCATGGAGCATCTATCATTAGAAATATTCGACCGCACTGGCAATGGCAGTCAGTACGCTTACTTGGCCGACAATTGCAGTATCACCATCACCGACACAAGCGAGATCTTCGCGAGTGGCGATGTGTGGAGTCTGCCTTTCTCGCTTAATGTCGTAGCCAACGCAAAGATTTTCGGCACGAGCGGTGATGCCCACGGCTCACGGCTCCATGAGCAGCTCAACGGCCGTCGTGCCCGCCTCTGGGTGGACGGGCTTCCGCTCTACCTCGGCTATCTGAAACTCGACGACGAGGTAGATGTAGATGAAGACGGCAATGTGGACGTCACCTTCGAGGGTGGCCAGAAGACCTTTGACGAGCTTATCGAGGGTGGAAAGGCTAACCAGGTGCCGATGCTGAGCGACGTGCAGATAGGTATGGCCTTGTGGCGGAAGAGGTGGACATGTGCCGAACTGGAACTGGAGGCTACCGCCGTGTTCCTCAGAAGTGACGACAACAAGATTAGTGTCACCGCCACATCCACACTGACCCATGACGTACACCGCGCCAATCTTGGAGATGAAGACGCCCGACTGACCTACTTTGTCAGCGACGGCGAAAATGATGGTACATCGGTGCAGGAATACCCACGCATGGTATTCCCGAAAGGCGACTTTTATAATACGAGTACACAAAAAGAAGAAAGTATCAACTGCCTGAACACCGACACCCCTTATGACGATGCCCATCCATACTGCAACATCTCCCTCTGCTATCAAAAGTACGGCTACACCATCACTACCGAATCGGGCGGTGCGAAGTATTCCCATGATGACTATTCAGCCGACCCAGTAGCTCAGCGTGGCTACGAGACCATGCCGGCTAATCGCATCAACTCTGCGCCCAACTTTTTTGTCATCTATTGGCTGAAAGCGTTGATGAAACACCTCGGAATCTATATTGACGAGAACCAGTTAATGGACGTAGAAGATCTCCGCCGGCTATTCTTTGTCAACACCAACTGTGCGTATGAAGAGCCAAAATACCTACGCAACCCCAACAAATACGATGGCGCATACGGCAAATACCAGTTCAGCAGCAAAGGTCCATTGGTATCGGAATACCATGGCGACCTCGTGGAAGAGAAATACGACCAGAAGCTGAAACGGTGGAACGGCATCGAGAAGATCATCAAGGCCGAGGACTGCGGACTGGAAGTGAAAGCGTTTACCCAAGGCAACGAAGATATTTTTAAAGACTATGGGGGCTTGGACCATATCGAGATCAAGCCAAAACATATCGCCGGCATGAGCGAGGCTATAAGGGCTTATTATGACGGATACGGCACGAACGGGTTTGGCTCCAACCGGACGGTGCAAAAGAACCTCCTGTTGCACCGTGCCATCGCCACGAGCGAGTGTTTCCCGAATGAGGAAATATCCACCGTTATCAAGGCTTTGGAGAATGGCTTTGGCATCCGCCTGCTCTTCGACAAGAGTTACAAGCGGGTCCGTATCGTGCTGCTAAGGAACATTTTCCGCAGCGACGAGATACAAGATGTTGCAGGCGACATCCTCGACGAGGTGAAGACCGAGAACTGTATCCGTGGATTCAGAATGACCTATGGCGACACCGACAACACCGAGTTCTACTATAAAGGCTTCGATGACCTGCTGCCACACAAGAAGCAGCTTTGGATCGACAATAGCGACAAGCACGACTATTCACGCTGGGACTTGGACGCTAAGTACGCAGACCTGCTGAATAAGATTTCCGCGTTCGACACCACCTGCTATGTCACGCCCGCCAACGGCAACGCTTTCGGTATCAAGGTAGACAAGGATGCCAAGAAATACGATGATCTCCATCCGTCGCTCTTTGAATATGCCGGGTATATGGACGCGGAGGACGGTGACTGCACGGGTGAGAAGGAGACCATCAAGACGATCAGTGTGGGTTTCAAGCCCGCCATTATGAACGACACCAACTTTGAGAATGAGCGCAAGGACGCTAAGAACCGCACGCAGAACTTCGCGCTCTTCGTCGATGAAGCCATGCGGCCACGGCGACCCGACTTGGGAGACTTGCCCAATCAGAACGGCGTGAAAAGCTACAACGACAGCAATGCGGTGTATGACGTTGATAAACTCTACGCCCAACATGGTGACAATGGTAGCGTGAAGCCGATGGTGAGCGGTGGAGTAGTGACCCCAGGTTCGTTTGCCATCACGTCGGATATGTATGTGAGCTGCAACTTCCCCGAGGTTCACTTCTCAGAGGCGAGGGTGCAAGTCGGAGTCATGAATATGGGTATCAAGCACTCCAGCTTCACGCTAAAGAACGTGCGGATCGAGGGCCACATCAGTGAAGGCTACCGCCTCTATCTTCAAGACAACTTCGAGCCCAACGACGATGGTATCTGTCCCGTCGAGAAACACGACTGGGGACTGACACTCGGCATTCTGCGAGGCAGTGGTAGCGACGCTTATGTTGACTATTCCAACGACCCCAATGACGAGGAAGGCAACGACACGTGGGAGATCATGCCGGGCAGCAATGCTACCGCACATCCCGACACGTGCGACAGCTACGGCAACCTCTGGGACTACAACGGAACACAAGACGGTAAAGGAACTACCGACGGCCGCGTGTCCCTGAAGCTCCGTGCCGAGAAGCTCAACCCGAACTATGTGGAAGGCAGTACAGAGGCAGGAAAGAGCAACCGCTATCTGCCTATCACCAACGAGGCACTCCGCGGCCGTGGGCTGATGGATCAGTTCTATAAGGAGTACAGCTATTGGATCCGCAACGCACGCATTGTGAAGCTCACCGAGCGCATGACGCTGGCACAGTTCCTCACCATCGACAAGACGAAGAAGGTGCGAATGGGCGACTATTTAGGATTCATCAAGAAGATGCAGTTCAGTGTTAGCAACACAACGGGCTTCGGGAACGTGACCGTTGAACTCATGTATATATAAGGAGACACAGATTATGGCAGTAACAGTAACAGGAATGTTCGGAACCGGCAAGACCTATTTTTCGGGTTCTCCGGTCGTCATAGATATAGCTGGGCTTGAATGGAGCAGCTCCAGCCCGTTCGACATCGTAAGGGTCAACGTGACCGACAACAATGGAAACGTCGTCGGCGACTTCCATGCTGACACGGGCGGTCAGTCGGAGATCTCGTTCGACATTCAGTCGGCACTAAGAAGTATCTGGGCCGACTACGACTTTGCCGACGAGATACGAAGCGCCATGGCCGCGCTCACCGCCACAAGTGTGGACGGTCAAAAGGCGGAACGCCGTTACCGCGACTACACTCTCCAGCTCTCGACGGAATATCTCGACAGCTCCGACAACGAGTTTGCCACCTCGGCAAGTCAGACTTTCTCTGGTGGTCGTTGTATGCTCGGTGCGCTGACCGAGTGGGAACGGTATAATATCGCCAACAAGGAGGATGCTGATTCCTCTCACTTAGAGGGCAGCAACAAGCGCAACGGAGACGCTTCTACTAAGCCGACGAGTTCGCCGGAAAGGGTGGGACGCAACAGCATCACCTCGTGGGTGGACGTGAACAGCGATGGCACAACAAGCGTCTTCTTTCCATCGGCGGCACCTGTGGAGGGAGACGGCACGGCGCAACATGCTCCCATCGTACTGCGTGACACACAAGACTATCAGGACTTTCTGTTTGTCAACCGTCGTGGTGCCATCGAGACCGCCAGCGCATTGATGAAAGAGGCATTGAATATCAGTGTCGAGGCCAAGCAGTACAACTGGGTGGAACGCCCCTCGTTCAAGCCCTCCCGGTCGGTTCTTATGATACCGTCGGGTGGCCGTCGTTCCTGGGAGATGTCGAGCGGGTATGTAGATAGGGACTGGGCAGTCTGGTGGACGCAGGAGTTCCTGCAGGCCTCCCGCCACTGGATGCTCCTAGACGGGCAATATGTTCCCGTCATCGTGGAACCGGCGAAGAAGAGTGTGAGTATCTACGATCGCGCGAAGCAACAGTTGGCCCACGTCGATTTCACCGTCACATTAGCACTTGAAGGATAATGCCGAAGAGGTATACGCGATAACAACAACACAACAACACAAACACAAACACACAAAGTATTATGAATCAGTTATTAATAGACCTCTGGCCTTATCTCATCAGCGGCGTGCTGGTAGGTATCGGTGGATGGATGACTTCCATCGTGAAGGACAACCACAAGATTTTCTCCAAGCAGGCCGTATTGGAAGAGCGTATCAACAAAATTGAAACGGAGATTCTGCGTATGGACAAGCGTATTGACCACAAGTCCGAGCAGTTTGATCAACTGAAGGACGAGATTGCCGGATTCCGCAGCGACCTTGCCGAGATCAAGGGCGACATCAAATCTTTAGCCACAGAGCTCAAAACCTCAATGGGGTTCGTGAAACACGGAGACATCAGTGAGGAGGAATGAGTATGGGTGAGAAGATTAAGAGTACTGGCAGCGAACTGAAGCGACGTTGGCTGGCAAAGATGCCACGTTTCTTCAGACGCTTCATGATTGTCTGCGCCATCATCGTGGCGACGGCAATAGGTATCAACACCATGCTCATCGTGGCGGGGGCGACTCCTCACGAATGGTGGACGAACATCTACCCGCTGCTCATCGGCGTGCCTACGGGCATGGCCATCGTATGCAAGCTGACGGTAGCGGGTGGCTACAAGGACATAGACCCTGACAAGCTGCTTCACAACAATCCGCTCATCGACGAGAAGGGAGAGTGAGGAAGAGTTGATAAGTTGATAAGTTTTTGAGTTTTCAGTTCACGAGTCATAAAGTTTAGATGCTAAAAGTTTATATGTTAGTTTTATGTTAAGTTTCTGAAACGAAGAAGGCCGCCGTCCGTGAGGATAGCGGCCTTTGTGTTTCCCACAAATGCTTTTGTGGATTCCCTTATGGATTCCATAGATCATTTATGGATTCCACAAGTCATTTCCCCCACAGAATGAAGTTCTGCAGTTCTTCAAGGAGCTGCTCGTTACGTGTCAGCTTGCGGGGCTGGGCGTAGGATGGGGTAGGGACAGGGTCAGCAAGATAGAGCGGTATCCATGCCTCGTCGGGACGGCACCCGGGGGTGTCGTGGAAACGGAGACGGAGAAGGGTGAGACTGTTATCGACGGACACGCCGTCTATCCCGTGGAACATTCGCTTCTCGATACACTCGCCTTCCCGCCATCGCCACCGGCGGATGAGCTCACAGACGGCGGCACGGAACTCACGCTGTGACTCGTAGCCATGCTTGCAATAGTCACGTAGCGGGGCACGGTTCACGTCACCACTGACCCCATAGAATGGGCCTTGCGTGATAATGTTGGGATTATCGGGAGAGGCGTTCGTGCGCACGGTCAGCGGGGCGAGCGGGCTGTGAGAATCAGAATCATAAAGGATGTCTGGATGTCGTGTCTTGCTCATTTCTTCGGATAAGTTATCACCTCCACCTTAGGTTTGGTGCGGAATATCCCGCGGGGCTGCGAGAAGAGGAGGGTGAAGATGAGATCGTGAGGCTCCCCGTCCTTGACAACATGCACGGAAAAGTTGCGGTCGAGATAGTCGTTGCCTTCTCCCGACATCCACGCGGCCCAGGCACGCAGGCAGAGGGCGGTGCGTGCGATAGCCCCGTTCCTAAGTTGTTCGGCGGGGTCGTTGCCGGGGCTCAGGGCATGGATAGCCGGCTGCGTGACAAAGACCTCGTGCTTGGCAACGTCGATCTGCAGATAGCCTTTGTCGAGATACTCACTCAGCATGGAGAAGTATTCGAGAAACGGACTAATGTCGCTATGCTTCTTCCCCTTGGTAGGGTGCTTTTTCTTCTTGCTCATGATCTGCGTTTTCTTTATAGTTGGAAATGTTGAAGTTGGTGCCTCCGATGGCAAGGAGGGTGATGATCTGCAAGATGAAGATACAGAAGGCGATCGCCTTCGCGGGAAGGAACCAGAAGATGGCGAAAAGGATTGCCAGAGATAGTACGAAAATGATAATGCTTGTTTTCTTTGTTTTCATAAACGATAATGTTTGTTTACCAGGTTGACATGGGGGTGGCGGGGGTGGTTTTGGCAGCGGCACAGCCGCTGCTTACTGAACGGGACGAGAGACCAGACGGAGAGGCGGACGAGGGGGATGACGCGGGCGCTGACTCTGGGCTTTCAGAGAAGTCGTCCTCGAAACGACGGTGAGAGAGGTAGCCTTGGGCGTACATGCGACTGATGCCATGGCGGGCACAATCGGCATTGTAGGCGGGGATGGCTTCGATGGCTTTGCGCTTGTCCTTAGCCGGGAGCTTGTTCCACGCACGCTCGGCGGCGATGCGGTCCCGCTTCAGGGCGTAGGCGTTCCAGAATTGCTGAAAAGTAGGTGCTTTGTTCATGATCTTTCAGGTTGTGCGCCCCGGGGTGGGGTGGGGCGCAAGGGTTCAGAATGGAAGGTCGTCGTCCTGCTGACCTTCGGGAGCGTTCATGTCCGTAGTACCTTTCACGGGCTGCTGCTTGGGTTTGATCGGTCTCATGTTGCCGAGGAAAGGAATGGCTTTTCGTTCTTCCTCCGTGAGCTTCTCATAGACCTCCGTCGGGATATTCCCTCTCAGATAATGCGTGTCACCGTATTGGGAGTTCTGGTTCTCCTTGGCGGTGACGTTGAGATAACAACCTCTCTCTCCGAGGAAGATCTCTGGGTTGTCGTCGATGGGGATGCAGATACAGCGCTTGGTGGCTGTCTTCCCCGTGAAGTTGCGCAGAAAAGCATTTTTCAGCTTCTGCAAATCAATTTTAATTCCGTAATCCATTTTTTTGTATCTATTGGGTTATTTATATTTTGCGTTCATCTCTTCAATCTCTTTGGCCTCCTTCGTCATCGTGTTCAGGATGTCGAAGATGAAAGGCAGGTTGGAGTCGTAGACCTGTTGTTGCTCGGCATAGCCGGCATACTTCATAATCGTGTTCACGGTGCCCACCTCTCCTTGCAGCGCATCGTGCATGGGGTCGCTCTTCCCTTCGTCGGAGAAGAGCAGGGGATAGGCGCGCGAGTAGTACACGAGTGCGGTCTGCCACACCTGATGACAGACATGGAAGAGGGTGATCATGTCCATGCTGCCCGTAAGCAGTTTTCGTCGCCAATACCCAACGAGTGTGTCGGCCTGTTCGACGTTGTACTTGTAGGTGAAGTGTGGGCGCAGTCTCACGGTGGCTCCACTCTGGTCGAGCAAGGCCACGGAGCGAGGTACAAGGATGTTGGCCAGGAACTGCGCCTGTAGGTTGACGATCTCGTCGTCGGACACATCGCTGCTCCACAGCCGTGGTGTGATGGCCTGCAATGCCCGGTACTGTTGCCACGTGAGGTTGTTGCAAGCGGTCTGCGGCAGGGCAAAGACCCTTGCCAGCGGCATGCGCCACCATTTGCGTCCATCGGCAACCACTACTCGACTTTTGCTGACGGCCACGGTCTCCACAGACAGCATGAGGGCATCGCGAAGGTTACTGACGTAGCCGATATGCGCCTTGCGTGCTTCCTGCACGACATTCCTCTTGTCGTCTTTCTTCTCCTCCTGACCTTGGTCGCCGTATGGATAGTCGAACCACGTCATCGAGTTTTTTGCAAGACCCGCTATCTGTCGGGGTGTGGCTTTCCATCGCTGCCCGTTGCCATCGAGCAACAGATAGACCGTCTCGCCCGACACGGGGTCATTAGCTCCATATCCGGCCACCGTGAGTCCCATGAGGTCGAGCCAGGCGGCACAGACGGCCGCGTCAGGCTCACCGCCATAGGCGAGCTTTACCGCCCACATGCGGCAGAGCTGCTGCCACGTGAGGGATGACCAGGAACGGGGTGGGGAAGGAAGATGTTGCATGATGTTTTTGTTATGTTTCTTTTGGACTTACCGCAAATTAAGCATTTTTTCTTGCGCCTATCAAGGGCAACGAGTCAGGATTCCTTTCTTTCTTTATCGCCAGCATGCCTCCGGAAGATACTCTCAGCCATCAGCCCGGCCACAAAGAAGCCGAGGCAGAAAGCGATAAATACCGATTTTCTATATTTTAAGTTGCTAATCGTTATCGTTAAAGAATAGGCGAATGGTTATCAGCCATGCTGTCAGACCGATCACAAAGCACATAGCGCCTAAGATGTATCCGTCAATCATCGCCTTCTTCCATCCGCTTGATCTCGTCCACGAGATAGTCCATCGCCTTCCGAAGGTCTTCCACCTTCTTGCCCGCATTCTTCCGACCAGCCTGGCACACATACTTCACCACGTTGCCGAGGTTGAATGGAAGGTATCTACAAATGTCCTCAGCTTTCACGCCGTTGGGGAAGGAGTAGTAAGACCGCTTGCCGATGAGGGAAGCTCTTATAACCTTGTCTGCCTTAATGGCACCCGAAGGAGCAAACTCTTTGCCTTCCTTGGGAGCCACGATTATGCTTGCTCTGTTTGTTTCCCCGGCTTCCTTTCTTTCCGTCTCCTTGCCAGCCTGGTCCGTCTCTTCCTCGCTCCGTTCAGCAGGTTGTTGCTGAGTAGCGACCTCTCCTCTGCTAACAAAGGTATAATCGCCATCGCAAGAAAGAGAGAGGCCGACGATGTTCGGCAAGGTACATTCGCTTCCACCATTGAACACGCATCCCTTGCATGACCCGAGTCCGAGTCCATCAACTTCCTGCTTTACCGCATCATACCGCACCCCATCAATCACCATATAGTTTTCTTTCTTTTCCATTGTCTTTAATCGTTAAAGTTATGCCCGTATCAGGGAACGATAGCCCATACCTCCCCAGTACATCCTATAACGAGTTGTTACTTCTACTCAACTTTCTTCGGCAGGCAAAGACCGGCTTCATTCAGCCTGCTCATCAGAAAGCAGAATAACAGTGGAAGGTTTTCTATCTCTACTGTGCTGGCAAGGTGGAAAGCTTCTACGGATGCTACTGTATCGAAATGTGCCGTCTTGTGGTCAAGAGAGAAATAGGCTTCGAAGGTGCCGTCATTATTGTATTTTTTGAACACGGCATAAGAATCGGAAAATTTGTTATTAACGAGCGCATCGCCATCCTTCCACCGCCGTCGTGGAAGTGCAATCTCCTTGTAGTTGTCCATGATGATAGCCCCCATTTCTGAGTTGACAAGCGCACAAGCAATATTATTATCGTGATCGATAAAATAGATGGTATCTTTGGCCTCGCCATTGATCCCCATTGTTTTTGTGGCTCCAAGCTCTGTCAGGATGTCTATTACTGTACTACCACGGCCTTTACGGCCTCTTATGAATACCTTTTTCTTTTCTTCCATAGTTATTGTTTTTGAATGAAACATTGCCCGTATTCAGGAACCGATAGCTCATACCTCGCCAAGTACCTCTTTTCAGAGTGTATCTTCATTTCGTGTCTTTATTTCTCTCGATTTTGCCTTAAAGTTATATATCGGCTTAATGATTTTTTTAACTTCCACCGTAGGCTCAATGCAGTCGATGATTTCCTGCATGGGCTTGTAAACCATAGGGCTCTCGTCGATGGTTTCCTCACAGACGGACGAGGAATATATACCGCTCATTTCCTGACGGTACTCTTTCAAGTCCAGTGTCTCGAAGGCTTGCTTGCGGCTCATCAGCCGACCAGCTCCATGAGGCGCAGAGAATAACCAATCGGGATTACCCTTGCCAACACATATCAATGAACCATCGCGCATGTTCATCGGAATGATCAGCCGTTCGCCTTCTTCGGCAGAGCAAGCACCCTTTCGGATAATCATCTTCTTGGTGTCGATGTAATTATGCACCGACGTGAACATATCCACAGGCTGCCAATCCATAGAACGGCAGATGACCGTAGCCATTTCCATGCGGTTATCCCATGCGTATGCTTGCGCCACTTCCATGTCGGTGATATAATTTCCAACCAAGTAGGTGGGCACGTAAGCTAATTCTTCGTCGAAGGTTTGTTTTGGGAGCTTTTTCAGTTCCTGCTGAATGAGCTTTTCCTTATGCTCAGCTTTCAGTCTGGCGATAAGTTCAAAACGCGGGTCATTTTTCTTTTTCCCCTCTTCGATGGCTAACTTCTGCCATTTCTCGCAGACCTTTACACCCAAGTTACGGCTACCCGAATGAATAACGAGATACTTGTTGTCATCATCGTCCTTGTCAATCTCGATGAAGTGGTTGCCACCGCCGAGCGTGCCCATAGACTGGCCGATATATTCTCTTTCCTCCTGTTTGACAATGGTGAAGATTGCGGTATTTTCAAACCACGCATATCCCCTGCGGCTCATATCGCTGTGTACGTGAAAGCCACTCGGAATTTCCTCGTTGATGATTCGGTCTAACTTATTCAAGTCAATATCTATCCGCCCGAGATAAACGACCAGCATACCACATCCGATGTCAACACCCACCGTATTAGGCACGACCTTATCATGTATCGAAATACAAGTGCCAATGGTGCAGCCCTTGCCTGCATGAACATCGGGCATGATCCGTATCATCCGGTTCTTATACGCCTCGCAATTCGCCATTCGGCTGATTTGCTGTCTGGCCTGCTCTTCACAAGTCTTAGCGAATATCTTTACACGTTCCATAACTACTTTTTGAAGTTTCTATAATGCTTATTCATATATCGAGTGCGCTGCTTGATGCTTTGCTTCGATTCTCTTTCAGAGGAAAGCCACTCGTAAACTTTCAGAAAATCTTTCTCTTTCTGCCGACATAGTTTGTCGAGTTCTGACAATTTTTCTTTCATACGACATATTTTCATTGGTTCTCACTTTTGTTTAGTTCTGGAATTGGCATCCAATAATCTCCATCATTAACTTCTACGAAATCGTCACCAATATCAACTTCCCAATATTTTTTATCATTAATATCAAACAAGGAGCCAGTAGAAAGCGTACCATCAGCCAAAGAAAGCATCACTACTTTGCTAACCGTACCGTAAACAGTTTGTGGCAATGCTTCTTTTACGCTTATCCACGGCGACTTTGGATGCTCGTCTGCCCACTTCGCTCCTGCCTCGAAAGCTGTCTGTGCGATAAACTCGTTATCGTCTGTTTTCCATTTCAACGCTTCTTGGCGTATTTTTTCGTTTCGTGTCATAGCTATTTCATAGTGTTTCGTTTTCTTTACCCCCGTCATGCCGATAGGACAGCAACTGAATGATTACTGAATATCCGAGAGGTCAATGTCCTCCAGCTTGGCTCTGCGCTCCAGTACACGGAGATACAGTTCCATGCTGGTCACCTGCTCGTCATAGAGGTCACGAGGGCAAGTAGGAACGAAGTTGAGCTTCTTGTCATCCCATGCGTCGAGCATCTTTTTCAGACCGTCAAAGCGATTTTTGAGTTGGATGTACTCAGCTTTGAAACGCTCCTTGTAGTCCGGCGAAATCATCATATCGCGGGTACTGGCGAGGACTCGGTTCTTGGCGGAAGCCTCGGTCTGCAAGGCATAGCCTAAGAGAAACCAAACCTTATCCTCAATCTTCTCCAGACAAATCTGCTTGCCAATCTCTTCCGAGTAATTGGCAGGGTCAACACATGTGGTTGATTCTCTGAGAGTGAAGCCATTCTTCATTCTCACTGTGACGTAAGTACATGGTTTGCCAAACTCATCAAGAGTTCTGACGATGACATCCTGCATGTTCTCTTTTACCTCTTCGGGTGTTACTGTGATGTTTGTTTCCATAATTGTGAATTTAGAATTTGATTATCATTCATTCCGCATCTTTATTTAAGACTGCGGTTGCTGCTTTCAGATTGGACCACAGACGGCTGTACTGGCGGTGGAAAACCTCTTTCTCTTTTTCATTTGCAAGGCGATAAGACGCTGTAGACAATGTTATTAAACCGAAGCGCATTTCTTCATCGAATATGAGAAAATTGGCCGCGAAAGTTTCGTCGTTGATGTAACTTTTGAACACAGCGTAGCAACCCCAGTACCTATCCGTAGTAAGTATGTCGCCTTCCTTCCATGACAACGACGGTGGAAGCTCAATCTCCTTGTAATTGTCCATGATTATAGCCCCAACTTCGGAGTTGATTAACGCAACGCCAATCTCATTGTAGTGATTAATGAAATATAAATAGCCGTCGCTATCTGCGAGTTCGGACTTTGGGGCATTGGCTCCCAGTCCCGCAAGAATGTCTATGACTTCTTGCTCACGGCCTTCGCGGCCCTTAATGAATACCTTTTTCTTTTCTTCCATATTCCTTTAATCTTTTAATGGTTTCTCCACATTGTTCAATTCCTCCTCAAATTCATCGACTTCTCGTAAACTCTTCTTCATCTCGCCCTGAGTGCGGAAGACATCGGAATAGCCATTAATCGCACGGCGCATAACATCTGCCAACGCCTCTTTACCGAGCCACGCATCCTGAAGTTGAACAACGCTGATCTTGATATTCTTGTTTCCCCAATTAGGGTCGAGTGCTTCTTGTCCGAGCATGAGTGCCTCATGATCGAGGCTGTCCATTGCGCTCATCCACATCTGTCCGATATGACGGATGGAGAATGCACCGAAGATGTTTCGAAGCACAGAGAACTTCAAAAATGGGAACCGCTGGTGTGCTTGGTCCATAGACGCTTCAAAACCAATAGCGGCAATACCAAAACCGTTCAATGCCGTGAGCGCCCAGGCCTTCACATCAGCATCTTTAATTCCTTTTTGCTCCAAATAGATACGCCATTTATTCTGAAGGCACGTGGCGAAATCTCTGTGCTGTGTGTAACTATAGCCACCCATTACCTCCCACATTTGAAAGTATTCACGGTCGGTAATATCGCCGTAACGCTTGCGAGTTTCGGGAGCCATGTCTGCGAGGTGGAAGAATCCGTACTCTTCGCTATAGAGCAGTCTGCGCTCGTATTCCTCGAAGGCGAAGAATGCACGCTTGAATTCATACCAGATACTGTAGCCACCCTTGATACGCTTCTTTGCGCCAGGATAGCGGCGGATCACATCCATGGCTTCCAATGCCAGCTGGTGTGCCGCGTTGTTACTTATCCCGCAGATGAGCTTAACGAGGCCGGCCGCCTCGCCAACATTCTGCGCCATTAGCTGTAGGTCTTCTGTTTTATTCTCGTTGTTCATATTCTTATCTCTTTTTATCGTCCCCATTCTTTAAGCAAGTCATGTTCTCTGCCACCTCTTCGGGTGTTACTGTAATCTTTGTTTCCATAATTTACTATTTTACTTGGTTATCTATTTTCTCTTTATCATACCCAGTCAATATGATTTTCCGTGATGAAGAAATGACTTTTGCAAGGAGACTCGAAACAGCCAATGGATGGCCTGAAAGTGACCTTTCCCTTATCTTCGATGAAAGTCCACTGGTTCCGAAGTCCCTTTACAAAACTTATGTGATTCACCTCTCCGCATCCGCAAGGACAGAGGAAACAAGCGACCTCATGCTCACGACTGATATAGATTTTTCCAAACTCCATATCTTTCTTGTAAGGGAGTTCCTCTGTAAATACAGGCGTAAATTCTTGCAGTTTATTCATTTCTTGATTTATATATTTGTGTAGTACACGAAGTCCTCTACATCCATATAGTCGATACCGAAGTTTTCGGCAGTCTTCTTGTCCGAGTCACTAAATTGTCCGGGCTTACCAGAAGCATCTCCAATCATCAACGCCTTCTTCTTGTCGAACACCAACCCAACAATCGTCGTGCAATCTCGTGCCGCTTTCGCAAGCATACCCGTATTAGGTTTTCTGTTCTCATCGCTTGGTTCGAGCGAAACACAGTAATAAGACATAACCGGAGTGGATGTTATGTTTTCTACGAACGTCTCAATGGCTTTAAGTTTTGCAGCGAACTCACGCTCTGAAATATACTGAGGGATACCGCCTTGGTTGGTGACAATGGCAATAAATTCCAAACTGTTTTTCTGATGCAACGCCTTTATCTTGTCAAGCACATCTTTACGGATTCTGAAATCCGTAGCATCCTCGGCAAATGTTTTTCCACTTGCCGTTTTAATCAGCGTACCGTCAAGGTCGCAGAAAAGATATTTATACTTTATCATAGCTATAATTGATTACTTTATTATTTCTTTTTAAGTTCAAACGTCCTGCAAGGACGAACGTAGGCCTTGCCGGACGCACCGTTCCAGGTGGAAGCAATACCCGCATCGAAGTATACGAGCCAACTGCTCCACGGGCCTTTCTCGTTTGATGACCAGTACAGACTTTCTTTCATCGGAGTGCCATGAACAAGTCTAAGAGCTCTATTCAACTCTTCTCGGTAGAGGTACATGGCTGCGAGCTGACCGACGGTAGGGATGTACAAATCATCGTCCAATTTGAAGTGTAGCCCTGATTTACGGAGATGGTCGGTATAAGACTCCATGTTGAAGTCGTTGAGAGCCTCTATCTCTGACTTATAGAAGGGAGAGCCTGCTTTTACGTTTCCATCATGCTTCAAAAGGCTTATTTCGTTTTCCGAAATATCTTTCTTTGCGACAATCCATTTATGACCATGGTAGCTGACCATAACATTAACATTCTTTGGATCTTGCACTCCAATAACATCTTTGGAGCGGACTGGCTGATACCCCTTTGAGAGAATATACACTCCGTCCTCAATGATGGCTTTAGTGCGCTTGTATCTGTTACTTGTTCGCGTAGTATGAGCAACGGGCAAAGCTCTGTCTCCTAAAATGAATGACGCATTTGCCTTTGCTTCATCCAAGTCGCTTGCGTAGTTAATAGCTAACCGCAATAATTTTAATTTCTGTTCGTCTTTCATAATTCACTGTTTCTTACATTTAACGATTTTCATTATTGCTCTCGGTTTGTCGCAGAACTCTCGATTGACCCAAATAGCGTTATCTTCGTACAAATTGGTATAAATAGGAGCGAGCTTCAATATCTCGTTCTCGAAATCTACTGCTAACAGCATCATCTCGACATCCATTGTTGGGTGCCTTTGATGAAAGATGATAGGCTCGCAGCTCCTGAATTTATACCTTGCAAATTGTTCCTCTGTCATCAGTTTCTAACCATTCATCTTTCTACGTTTGTGCCGATTGGTTTATCTATTGAATTCCAATCTGGTTCGACAGCCCAATCGCTATCTATAACTTCACCTTTATATAATAATTCAACTATTACATACCAGGCATCTTGTCTTCTTACTCTCACTCTGAGATTGTTCTTCATCGCATTTTTTATCAATTCTATACGATTAGATTTCTTATCCATAGTTGGCATGCTTTAGTATTTCTTCCCATTCAACTTCGGTCTCATCTCGTTGAACTTCATCTTCTGCTCAACGAACCACCAAAGGCCCTTATCGCTGCCGGTCATCTCCGCGAAGCAGTCGGACAATACGCAGATAACGATGCCGACGTATTCATCAAGCTGATTCTCATTAACTGCGTCAATAAGAAGCCTAACCAAACTAACGAGGGTTCCGGGTAGTTTATGACCCTCAAATCCCGCTAAGACGTGATATGAAACAACATGGCCTATTGAATCAATATCCAGTCTGTACCCTCTTAGTCCTGCGAAGTCCAACAGTCGAATAACAATGTCCGCAAGCTCGTCTTCCAGACTATCCTTGATGTATAAATAAAATGCGTCGTTAAAGGAGTATCCATTTGCCATGTGCTCCTCAAATGATTCCATGTCAGCGTGCATTCCCTTTTGGTCTGCGTTAATCGCCTCGCCCATCTCGCTCATGACGAGACCGAGCCAGTAGGCATCGAGTCGCTCTTCTTCGTGGAAGCCGTGTGCAACGGCCGTTTTATACGCACGTTCTTTCAGTGCGTTCAGTTGTTCTGTGTTCATAGTTTATTAATCTGAAGTTATTTCATCCAAAATCATCAATACAAGCGTAACATCAAAGAATACGGCAAGAAAAATTACCCAAACAAAACCGCTCGCAAAGGCAAAATAGTTAATGATGACCAATACAGCAAGTATTATCAAAACGAACTCAGCAGTAAGCAGAAAGCTAATCATCTGCTGTAAATACCCCTTGCTCTTTTTAGGATCATAAATTCCCATTGTCGTTATTCTTCTTTACTTTAATGTTTCTTTCGCTCCCGATTTGGTCTGTGTGCTCGAAAGCGTCGCTGGTTATGTCGCACCGCTCTTCTGGGTCTTTCTCCAGCCACAAGGCATGTTCCATAACCTTCCGCATATCCAAGAGAATGTCAGCGGTATCGTTGAACCCTATACCGTGGTTCTCTCCATATTCCACGCCCCAGCACACCCTGCGGAGTGTTTGTACAGACAGGTCGACAAGAGACCGCATAATATTCCACGGCTGGCTGCCAATCTCTCCAAGGTCATCATCCTTATGGAGCTTCTCAAACGCCGCCTCGCAGCACTCTTGGAGCGAGCAGTCGAGCTGACCGAGAATCAGTCTGCCTGTCATCCGGCAAGCGTAGGCAAGGACCTTTAACTGCCGCTCGTTGAGGGTGATGGTGAATTGTTTGTCGTTACTTTTTTCCATTGCTGTTTTCTAAGATTTTCTTTGCTTCATCAAAATTTTCGTACCACTCCTTAGCCGAATAACTGCCCTGCTTAAACCCGTAAAGGAAACGGAGCGTGTCGGTAACATCGGTTGGCAGCGTCTCACTGTAGACGTTCAGCACAAGGGGATAGTAGCCGTATTTGTCGGAAAGCGCGTGCATGACATCAAAGACAGAGTCAAAGCCGTAGTACACTTCCGACATATTCGTACCGACCCCGTCGTTGTTAACCACGTAGGCCACCTGGTACATCTTCATCGGCTTATCAACGCCTCGCATATACTTCGCCACGAGTGCAGGATTGCGCTTTTGGATAGTATGAAAGAGAGCCTCGACATAGGCATACACCTTATCACCTTCGTATGGATTGCTGCTGCCACGTGGATAGCAGTTCACTAAGTGGAAGGCGATGCGACGGTCGGTAATCGGATAGGCACGGCTTGAATATTGCGCCACCGCAACCTTTGAGTCGTGCCACGCCAGCAGGAAGCTGCCAACGTCGTCCAGTTTCCCGGCATACATCAGAGCTTTCAAGGCTCGTGTCTTGGCCGTCTTCGTGAAACGTCCGAACTCGGGGTCGATGACAATTTCTTCCAGCAATGTCCATTCAGGTTTCTTTTCCATAGTCTTTAGTATTCTGGAAATTGATTGATGTAGTCCACAGCCTCGCCAAAGGTGTGTATCTTCTCAGCGTCGGCATCGGGTATACTGATACCAAACTCTTTCTCTGCGTCCATCACCAGAAAGGCGATGTCAATGCTATCAGCGTCGAGGTCTTCGGTGAAGTTGGCATCACGCGACACCTCACTGTCCTCTACGCCTAACCGATCTATCACGATGCTTTTTAGCCGTTGTTCTGTTGCTCTCATGGTTTCTTATGTTTATCTTTACTTGTTTTCTGTCTTGATTGATTACTACACCCCGAACTCGAATTCTTCCAGGCTCGGGTACTTCTTTCTGCGCTTCTTCTTGGGTTTGTCATGCCCCCCCCATTTACGTTGTGATAGGAAGCAAGGACAGCCCTCCCAAGGGGTGCGATCTAAATCCATTCCGAAATACACGCTCCTCTGACAGTGACACTCGTTACGATAACCATCCACGCAGGAGTGGCATTTGGGTTGATAATCTGTTAATGTTACCATCTCTTCCAATTATTAAGGTTCCGCAGTCTTCACGAGCACCAGTTCTCTTTTCGACTTCACCTCGTATTTCCGACGCAGCTTCTTGGTAGACTCGTCGCTCACGAGGTTAGCAATCAGGAAACGGATGCCGTCTTGTCTGAAGTAGCAACAGCCAGTGTCACCGCCATGATAGGCCACCGAACTCATGTCGAGGCACTTCATTACGTCACGCAGCCATATCAGCTCACTGCACGTGATTTTATAGCCGTCTATCCACACAGGATAGAAGTACGCTGGGGTGCTCTCGGCACTGATCAAGCCCCGGCGGTCGCATATCGGGCACGGCTCTGGCGCGGGAAGGGTTTTATCTTGCATCTTGCAGCGGTAGCGGTAGATCACCCAACCGTTGCCGTTGCATTCCGGACACGTCTCATACTTTGTGGTCGGCACCCGGTCTAAGACAGTGTTGATGGTTTCAAGCGTGATCGTGATGGCGGGTTTCTCGAACTCTTCCATTTTATCGAAGAGTTCCTCTATATTCGGTTTCTCCGATGCGTCGAAACACGGGTCGGCAGGAAAGAACGATACTGGGATGTTGACGGCATGTTTGCCGTCGGTACCCGTTACGTGTTCACGCTGGACGAATGGAGTGGGATATACCGATACCCAATCGTCACCATTCTTCTCCTTGCTGACTGACATCAGCAATGCCCGATGCAGTTGATAGTCTGTAAATGTTCTTGTAGCTTTTGTTGTCATAATAGTTAAGTATTCTTCGTATGAAACACTCTCACTTCATCAGTTTTAAGAGCGGCAGTCCGTCCTCATAGAACTTCTGAATGCTTTCTTTCCACTTCACGGTGAAGCCGTATTGTTTCGATAGCTCCGTGACCTTCGTGCAGAACCGCTCACACTGCTCGTGGTCATAGCGGTCCTTCTTGTAGGGCGACATCAGTCCGATGCGGTATTCCGCCGTGACGTCCAGTGTGTCGAGGATCATCTTCAGACTGCTTTCGAAGTCTATCACTGGCTCCAAGCTCACAAAGGTACGGATGTCACAATGGAGCAGATGTTTGAGCAGGATAATGCGCTCTCTGTTTGTCGGTGCTCCCGGCTCCAGTTCGTCGTGTCCAGTGAGCGTCACCCCGATGGTAACGTAATCCCGCCATGCCACGAGCTGCCTAAGATAGTCACCCTCCATAGTGTTCCCCACTTTCGTCCACCAGGTCGCCTTGGTGAGGATCTGTACAGGCACCTGCTCTATCCGACACTCCTGCACGCACCGCATCGTCAGGGCTATCTCCTCCCGTTGCATGGGATCAGTCGAGAAGGAGAAGAAGAGACCCGTGCCCGCTTCGAGAATCTCATCACGGTGTTGCAGCAACTCTCGCCGGAAAGTCAGGAAGGCTTCTTCCTCGTCGTTTCCAACCATCGTCTTCAGCACGGGCTTGTCAACGCCAAGTACGTTTCTCCATACTCCGTGGCGGCAGTAGCAATAGTCGCACTGATGACGGCATCCGTTGTAGAGGTTGCACGCCCACGCTCCATACTCCCGCGCCGCGCCCGAAGGCTGATAAATACATTTATTGCTCATCGTCTTCCAATCTTTAGATTTTCACTGCCCCCGATCTGACGGTCGAGATTGATGTTTTTTCCGTCACGATAGCCCTCCATGAGCGCATTGCCGTTCAGCTCATCGTAGTTGACAGAGCCACGCCTCTCTTTGACATTCAACTTCTTCAGATAGTCGTCAATGGCCGTCTTGTGTGTCACCACGAGCGCACGCTCATCAGAGGTAGGCTGACGCGACTCGAAATTTTTTATCAGTCCAGAGTCAACGCCAATATAGTATGAATGAAAGAACTCATCCGTCTCCTTTTCGCCTATCTGCAAGCGAGCTACCGACAATGGTATGTCTTTAATCTCGTAGTAATCCAGAAACTTCTCCTTGGCCAACCGTACAAACGCCTTGACAAGGTAGTCGTAGAGCTGGTGGCAGACGGCGATATTGTCTTCCTGCCCGATGATAATAACCTGCTTGGTTCGTGGCGATATGATCGACTGGCAATAGTTGTATCGGCAGATGATCCCTATCAGCTTCTGCTTCCATAGTCCGAAGTGACTTGCGTAAGATATACCATCCGATTGCTCTATCTTCGGACCTTTCCGCTCGCCGTCCTCGCCCAGGACATCCGACATCGACAGATTGTATTCCGTCAGCAGCCGGTGCACGCCATTGGCAGCAGCATAGGCTTCGCCCTCACTGCCAATCTTCTCAGCTCCCTCTTTTAGGGCCAGGAGCTTCTTGATCTTCGCCAATATGCGCTTGCGCTCTTCGTCGGTCAACTTAGCCATTATTCAAACTCATCTATAGTTCCGGTTCCATTTTGCGAAGTCTCGTTACTCTCCCCAGCTTCGTGCTCGAAGACATCGAGGATATTCGTCTCGACGATGCTGACGATGACGTAATCTATCATCGTGTGTCCCATAGCCTCATTAATATTCTTTTGCGCACTCTCGGTGGAGCTACCCTGCACAAGGTAGCAGACGGTCTGATGCTTCTCCTTCTCAGTCTTCTCGTCGATGGTGATGAACTGAAGTTTAGTCTTATACCACTTGTCATCATTACCGTTTTCCGAGAAGAAGATCTCGTGATAGCTGGCAGGCGTGATATTCTTGACAGCGAACTCGCCCGACGTGTAGTCTTTTGCTACGGCAATAATCTTTGCCTCTGCTTCGGTGAAACTCATTGCTTCGACAACATACTGTTCCGTCACTTTCTTCTGTGCTCCGTCTTCCTGTACTTTGTCAAGCCGGATCTTGGTTTCAAACCAATCACTTGTCTTTGATTTCATAGCTTTTGTTTTTTATGATTATACTACTTGCCTACTTGATATTCAAGGGGTTCTCGTTAAAGATGCTCATAATGTAATAGATGATATTGTTCGTCACGTTGGCAATCAGGTCACTGATGCTTCCGTTGTTCCGAAGCAGCACGTCGATGTCGTCCGGCTCCAGCTGCATCCGTCCCTCGTCACGCTGCGCCCGTTGGGAGTCGATGTCGCTCCGCACACTGCGTTTGACGTACATCACCCGAAGTTCCAGTTGGTCGCCATAGAACCGTTGCAGGTAGCGGTAGCCCTCCACGTCGATGACGTAGGTATTGATTTTCCCCGATGCAAGGTCGCCGGGCAACGCCCAATACTCGTAGCTACCGTACTTTGTATAGGCCAGTACATCCTTGCCAGTCGGTACTTTGTCCTTACCGACGAAATGGTGCTCCACGCCTTCATGCTCTCCTTCCCTCATCGGACGGGTGGTGTAGCTCACAACCCGGTTGAAATGCAACGGAAAGGTTCTCGCCAATATCTCCTCGATAGTCGTCTTGCCACTCCCTGAATGGCCGATGATGCACAATACCTTCTTTTTCATAGTTTCCCGTTCTCTTTTAGTTCGTGTATCAGCTGCTTATGGCAGTCTTCCTCTGGCTGTCCCGAATATTCCGCGTCAAGAGCGGCCATCATCCGTATGACCCTGTTGGCCGTATGCCGCAGCACTTTCGGGTTGGGGATCGCCAGGAACCGCTCCTGCAGCAGCATCCGGCGTTGTCTGTATTCATATTCTGTCATGGTCTATTTCAATTTCTAAATGGTCCGTATTTACCACCTCCAGTCCATCAATGGCAAGAAAGGTTCCGAAGGGGTAGGAACAGATAACACATACCTTTCATTTCATCATTTATCGTACACACGTTTGTGCTCTGAGATTTATCATAATCAGTAATATGTACAAGAAATGCACTATGTGCAAAATATGCACGAAGTCAATTCTCCGTATGTCTTAAATCTCGATGTTCATGTGGTACAGGTGCAGCTGCCAAAGGATGGCTTGTTGTATCTTGTCGGCGATGATCACCGCATCGGGGTGTGCCGGTCCCGTGAACTGACGCAACCGCAGGTCGAGAATTTCTTTCCACTCGAAGCCGTTGTAGGTATAGACGGCACGGCTGGCGGTCTCCAAGGGCAGACAGGTTCGTGCGTCTTGTGGCTTCACGCCCAACCACAAGGACAAGCGGTAAGCCCAATCGGCGACATGCCATGAGATGCGGATGGGCAGCGTGCGCCACCATGGATGGCTCATCTTGTCTTTGTGGACAGCCAATTGGAACCACGACCGGCAGATGGTGATACCACCATATTTCTTTCCGAAGTTGACGTATCTCGTACTCTGCTCGGCGATGCTGTTGGGCGACTTGCGGTTCAGCTCCCTGGTGATGGCGATGCTCGTCGTCACGCAGAGCGTGTGGCGCACCAGCATCATGATAGGTTTCTGCTTGCTCTCCCGTGCCTTGGCTCGGAACACCGACGGGTCCACTTCGAACTTTGCCAGTTCTCCCTCAAATATGGCGGTATGCTCGCGCACGAACTGCCCGTTGGTACTGATCCATGCGGAGCGTTTATTCAGTACATAGCAGCCGACATAGTCCTTGTTCTGTAGGAAGTGGATCACCCAGTCGGCTTTCAATAGTTTAATATCCGGGACAATATAGTAGCGGCTCTCGTGGCGGAACATCGACATGTGCTTGTTGGCTTCGAGCCGAGCCACCATCTGCTCGTTGTCGGTGGTCTTCTCTGAGGCGTAGCACACACGGGCGCATTTCGCCACATGTGCCGCACGGTCTTTCGACTGCTGCCAGTATTCTACGATTGGATTAATGTATCTCATTGTTTTCTTTTATTCTTAAATACGAATTATGTAAAATTCATTATCTATTGTTTTTTCTTTTTGTCCTTGGGTTGGTATTCGCTGGCCGTGTGGGTCTGACCGTAGCGGATCATCTTCTCACGGGTTTCTTTCCATCGTCCCGACTGCCAGTTGCGTCTTTTCGCTTCCTCAATGATATGGTCATAGAACGCTCGGTCCAAAGGCGGCTCTTTCTTGGCGAGCTGCATAATTTTGCGTGCTGCCGCCCGTTGCTGGGGATTCATATTCTTCAGCATGGAGCTGCTCACCGAAGTGTTGTCGCCGTGGGTGATGATACGTAGCAGTTGTCGGCGGCGGTTTGCCATGCGCTTCATCCAGTTGCGCACACGTCTCACCTCTTTCTTACAGGCTCGCCAATAGGCTTTGCGGGCACCCTCCTCACTGTCGCCCCGATATGCCCAGACGATTCTTCCCGTCAGGCAGGAGCGTTTCAAGACGACGACTTTGCAGTCCTTTTTGTTGACCATATCTGTTTATCGTTTATTCGGTTTGTTTATCTTCTTTCTCGGTCTCTCCCACCGCTTCCGGGTCGTGATCGAGAGCGGCCTGCACATAGCTTTCGTTGCCCTCATGCCCCGGCTCGTAGGGGTTGGTGGGGATGGCTCCCGGTCGATTGTGGTAGAAGTAGTGGACGAAGACATGCGCACTCAACTCTCTCGGCACCCTTTCGCCCGTGCTCACCACCTGCCGATATTTGTTCTTGGTCATTTTCTCGATCGGCTTCCCCTCGGCATCGAGTTGTGTGAGCCATGCCCGCATCTGTCGTCCGCCGTGTCGTCGGTAAGAAGCCGTGTTCAGTACCACGTCCGGATCCATGACCACCCCCATGCGGTTCAGACAGGGTTTGAGGTATTTCATAATCCGCTTCTTCGCCTTCTCGATTGTCGCCGTCGTGACGGTATCGCTCTCCGAGTCTAACAGACTGATCGCCATCTCCTGCGGGGGTATCGGTTGCCCGTAGTGGGCATTGTCGGGCGTGTCCTCAAAGTAAGCGAGGAGCCAGTCGGTGAGTCCCGCGTCCTTTGTCATCGCATAGATCTCACGTCGCAATGATCGGCTCTCCGTCGGTGGGAGGATGGTGTCGGTCGGGTGTTGGAAGAAGAACTGCGCACAAGCGAGGAGCAGGTTGCGCAACTCGTTCAGCAGGTCGTCGGACAGTCCGTTCGCCACCTCCTGCACGCCATACTGCTCCATAAATTCATCCTTTGGCGAGAAGTCCAACCATCGTCCGTCGTCTGTGGCGGCATGGTAGTAGTCGCTCGTGAAGCAAGGATAGATACGTCCTTTCGTTGAACCGCTGGAGCGGTCGAAGGGCTTGTTGCTTGCGATGAAGAGCTTGGGAACGTCGTCGCCCCGGAGGGTCACGGGCTGCTTATATAATGTCTTGCACACGAGTGATACCGGGGCATTGTAGAGCTCCTCTGCCTTGAAGCCGTCGGGCAGCTCATCGACGCATACCAGACTGTGTACGCCAGCCACCACATCTCCGAGCATGATGCTCAACGTGATGTTGTTACCGTTGATACTCTTTCCCGCCACGTTTGCCGATGAGGGTCTTACGGAAGCCAACATGTCAATGACCGCACTCTTGCCGTTTCTCCCGCTTGCTTTCTGTTCGTCACTCACTGCATAGTCAGTGAAGTGAACGATCTGCTGACGGGCACGGCTCCGATGGCGCGTGATGGCATAGCCAATGGCATGTACCTTATTGATGAAGTGCATGTCCTGCATCTGCTTCTCCGTCTCCGTCAGTTTCTCTCCGAAACTCTCCTTCTCCCAGAAAATCCGTCCGAGGTTGTAGAGGAACCGGAAGTGAAGCGGCATCTCGTTGAGCGGCTTGTCCATGACGAGCTTATATTTCCAGAGTTGCTCCCATTGTGTCCACCGTCTGTTCTCGGCGGCACGCATGGCGGGGGTGCTGCACTCCTTACTGATCTCCTCATGCCGTTTCTTCTCCGCCTCGTATCTCGGATGGATGATGATGCGCCACGGCTGCTTGATATAGGAGTAGTCGCCAGGCAGGATACACTCCTCGTTGGTGACATAGGGAAGCTGGGCATATTGCACCGCCTTGATCTCGTCTTTCGTCACCCTCACGGCACAGTTGGCGAAGAAGAAATGGTCGAAGTCCTCTCCCCACGAGTGTTCGTTGATGGGTGTTGTCGACATCGTGTTCATCGTGCGAGGGTCGAGCCCCTTGCCGGTGAAGATGGTGTTCACGAGGTTGGCCTTATAAGGCGCGTCCTCGTCGGTGATATGTGCGTCTATCCAGTTGAGCATCGCCGTGCGGCAGACACTCTCCAGCTGACTGCCCGCTCTCGACGTGTCGAGGTAGCGGTAGGTATTGTTGTAGGAGAGCTGGTAGAACGCCCGTTGACCGTGCTCGTCCTGCACGCAACGGATTCCTTTCGCTCCGAGGAACTGAAGGAGGTTGGCCACGCTCAGCACATAGCGCACGTTGGTCTCCCGCGCTCCGTCCTTGTCTTTCTTCGTTGTCGGCTTGTCGATCCAGAACTGCATCGTCAGCGCATTCTTCAACAAGCGCATCAGTGCCTCCGAGGGGTTGTTCTTGCGAAGGTCGGGAGCGAAGTGTTTCTGTATCTGATGGAAGCGTGTCACGAAATCGGTTACATCCTTTAATCGTTTCACTTCCCCTTTCTTCTTAGCAGGGAGGGTGACGGCCGTCATCTCCTGCGGCAAGCGCACCCAGTGTACCTTGGGGTTTTCCAGGGCAATGGCAGCACTGCTTGTCACGCCCGTGGTGTCGAGGTCGTAGCAGACGTAGATATTCACGGCCACTGACGACATTCTCACTAAGAGTGCTTTCAGCCAGTCGTCCACCATCCCGTCCTTGATACCTGCCAACTCATTGTGAAGCCACAGCACATGAGCGTCTGTTGCCGCCCACATCTGCATGGCATCTCTCGGACCACTACAAAGCACCAGTCGTTTCATCTTTGCCTTGACGGGATTCTTGTCACTGTCACGCTCGGTGACGATGACCGGGTGACGACGGTCTTTCAGCGAGTCAGCGAACCACGGGCGTTCCGACTTCCCATCGTCGGTGTTCGTCTTGGCGGCTTGCCGGAGGGCTACTACCGCCACGTTATCACCATAGATCTTGGTAGCCAGTCCCTCGCTCCGACTCCAGTACCATTTGTGCGAGGGTCCACCTTTCGGCTCATATTTCTTAATGCCCCAATCGTATGTGAAGGCGAAGATGGGATAGCTCGGCCGTGACGGTATCTTCAACGACACCTTGCCACTGCCATTGGTGACAGTCACGGGAGCAGTGGTAAACGTTTCCACGGGATAGACGTCGAACGTCTTTTCGAGGATCTCGCCCCACTCCTTAGCGGTACGGCTTTCTCCCCTACCCCGCCAATAGTCTCTGTCGATGGAGCAGCGGTAGAGCGGTTGCTCTTTGTCTGTGTCCTTCGTGTCGGCCGCTTTCCGCTTCACGATCAGCGCATCGCCCTGCTGCTCCGTCGCTATCTTGGTGGCGAAGCCCAGCGCATTGAGATGTTGCGCCGTCCAGGGCGTAAGGTCAAACTCACAATCCTGCGGGTTGATGGCCTCGGTACGCTCGCTCGGCTCCGTGGGTTTCACGTCCGGGAGCTCAATGGCGTGGTCATCGACGAGCCGCTGGCATACCTCACGCATCTGCTCGGCAGTGAGTGAGGTGCAGTCGTACCCCAACAGGGCAGCCTGCAGTGCTATGGCTCCATAACCTTTCCGTCCACATCCGAAGCATCCCCATCCCGGTGCGTCCGCACCATCCTTCACACGCTGATCAACAGCAAACGAGGCATCATGGTCATCGTGGAACGGACAGAGATAGAGCACTCGGCCGTCACCCTTCGGCAACCGGACAGGCTCATAGCCGTTGGCGCGCATCACCTCTACGAGTGAGATGTTACGAAGTATGTCCAGACTCTCCTTTCTCACTTCTCGTCACCTTTCTCCAACAGAATATTCTTCAACGGATCTATCAACGCACGATAGACCGCCCGCTTCTCTTCGGGTACATCTTTCTCCTCCAGACAAGCAAGCATGAGGTAGCTCTCGGGGATGCCGAAAGCCTCACAGACGAGGTTGATGCTCTCCTTGGGCGGGAACGACTTACCCAGCTCCCACGAGCTCACCGCATTCACGCTCATTCCGATACGTGAAGCCAGATCGCCTTGTGTCATATTTCGCTTCTGACGAAGCATCTTGATTGCTTGTCCTATATTCATTCTTCTTGTTTTGGTACACCTTATTATATATGTGCTCCTTTTACATAAGCGTCGAGCTGCTTGTCCTTTTCCCGGAGGTGCTCACGGAGGGTCTCGACGAGACGGCGGCACGAGGAGAGGGAATCACGGAACTCGGCAAGATCATGCGTCAGCACTGTGTTCTGTTCGTCCAAATCCCTGGCCATAACCTGTGCGTTGCTCCACTGGTCCAAAGCCGTGGCATACATCTCTTTCAGTTTGCCCAACTCGGCAGTGGCCTTGTCAAGGCGCTGCTCCAGCTCCTTCTTCTCCTTATTATATAGGTCGCGGCCACAGAGGGCTGCCCAAAGGCGGAGGAAGTAGTGCTTTACCGCGGGTTTGATTTTATGTTTTTGGTTGCTCATTTCACATATTTGTTGTAACTTTGCCACAAAGGTATAACTTTTGTGCGAAATGACAAAGAGTTTTGGAGATATATTCACCAAAACTATATGTTAAAATTTTAGAGTATCAACCATAAAGAATATGCGATCATGGACAAATGGAGCTTTAACTTACCGCTATTCAGTCGGTTATCCGAGGTGTTAGACATCACGGGTACTGAGATAGCACGTCGCTGCGGACTACGCCAGCAGGTACTGAGTCGCTACACAACAAACGAAAATGTTGTAAGCATACAAGTTCTACTCAACCTCTGCAACTCCCTGCGGATGCCGTTATACCTTTTTGTGGCCGAGGACAACAATTTCATCATCCCCAACCGGGAAAGTGCTACCATCCCGCTCGACCAGTGGAAGCCCGTGTCGTGGAACTACGAGGCGGTAGAGAACACCTTTGGCGACGGCAACGGACGGATCAACTGGAAAGACGTGGCTGTGGTGATGAAAGCCAGTGCACAGAAGCCACACGAACGCTTTTCACTCAAACGGCGGTTCAAGGTAACGGACTTCTTCGCCACCTGCAACGCCTTCTCCCTCTCACCTTTCCTCTTTCTCAACGACCCCAACCGGGGCTGTGCCACAAAAACGGAAGAGCGCACCGCTCCCTCTTATGCTGAGCTTGCCCATCGGGTGGATCTCTTGGAGCACGACATTGCCGAACTGAAGGCGAAGTTCTCAGAGCTGCTGCGCAACCAAGAGACCTTCCTCCGCCGGATGCCCGTCAACATCCAAGACGTTCACAACTCTCACATCGGCATCAACGACCGCGTGGACATGGCGGCAGAGAAACAACCCGGAGAGAAATAACCAACCACCAAAAAAGACAAGGCAGACGATCAAAACGTCTGCCTTTTTTATACCCCCAAAAACAGCCCCCAAAAAATCACCGTACTGTTTTCGAGCAAACAGCATTGTGTTTGCTCGCAATCAGTACTTCTGATTCTAAAATTCAGCATTAGAGACTTCTCAAAGTCACTAAGGCTGATTTTTTGTATCTACCTTACGGAAATACTTTGCCCTTGACCTAAGTTCCTCAATGTATTAACTTTCGGCCAAAATTCAACAAACGCAAAGGTTATGGACATTTCACTCTTGAATATTCTTCGCACGGTGTCATGGGACTTCCGCCGCGATATGGCACAGAACTATGCCAACGGCCTGAAGAAGGCCATCGAGGTGCATCTTAATAATGATGTAGAGAAGGAGCAGGGTTACTTCCTCTCCAAGAAAGGCATCATCTCTAAAGACCCCAAGAAGTCAATCGCCGGCAACTTCCAGGACAAACTCTATGTCGGCAACATCCACAGCGTCGAGAACCATCTATATTGGAACGACGAGGAACTGGCCGACGACGATCAGGTCATCAACGTGGTAACTATTAACGGCCCTGTCACCCGTGACGGTGGTGCCTGTTCGTATGGCACCAAGGACTGGCGCGACCAGATTCTCTATGCCGATACGATCCCACAGGTCGTCGGCCACCTCTTCATCGTCAACAGTCCCGGTGGTGAGAGCGCATGCCGTAAGGATTACGACCTGATGATGGAGGACTGGCGTGCGCATAAGAAACCGGCCGTGATGTTTGTCGATGGCATGGCTTGTTCCTCTCTCATCAACCTCGGATGCCGTTGCGACCGTATGGTGGTACGGAACCCCAAGGACGACATCGGCTGCATTGGCTCGATGGCTGCGTTCTGGGCTACCCCCGATGGTGCAAAGGACGTGGACGGCTCCCGATACATCGAGATAGTAGGCGACAACGCTCCAGAAAAGAACGACTGGTATCGCAATGCCGCCGAGGGCGACTACGAGAAGTTACAGGCACTCATCAACAAGGACACCGACGAGTTCCACCAGACCGTCCGCGACAACCGTCCGTTGGTGGAGGACTGGATGTTGAGCGGCAACGTGTTCGAGGCTCAGGAAGTGATGCCGGCACTCGTCGATGAGATTGGCACGCTCGACCGCGCCATCGAGTGCATCTTTGAGTTGGCCGATGGTAGACTGACTCCTGCACGTGAGGCAAAGAAAGCCGAGCCTTCCAAGACTAACGACGAGCCGAAGGAAGAGCCCAAGGTGGAGCCAGACCCACAGAAAGAGCCGGAACCCGACCCCAACCCCGACGCACAGCCTGTTCCCGAAGGCCCGGAAGATGAGCCGGAGATTGGTAACACGGCCAACAAGAAAGAGCAGGACGAGATGTCTAAACTCAACGAGCAGCAGAAGGCTGCCATATCTACGAGGAAAGGCACAACAAAGATCGTAAACAACGGACACGTTAAGGAAGTCCACGAGACGATATTTGGCCCGGTAGAAAAAGAGATCGCTAAACCACAACACAATAACAATATGGAAGACAAAGAGAAGAAAGCCCAGCAGACCGCACAGACTGCCGAGGCACCCAAGACCGAACCTACCAAAGGCGAGGACGATCCTAAGAAGAAAGACCCCAACGAGGAGCCCGCTACAGAGCCCAACAAGGAGCCAAAGGGTGAGGATCCTAACGAGGAGCCCGCCACAGAGCCCAACGAGGAGCCTAAAGGCGAGGATCCCAACGAGGAGCCAGCCGAGGAACCCAAAGGTGAGGATCCCAACGAGGAACCAGCCACAGAGCCCAACGAGCCGGAGGACGACCCGAAGAAGAAAAAGGGTGAGGAACCCGACGAGAAATGCGGTGGCGGAGAGCCCAAGAAGGACGACAACGCCAACGACGCTCTGCGCAATGCCGAGAGTCTTGTAGCCGAACGCGACAAGACCATCAAGGCAAAGGACAGCAAGATTGCCGAGTTACAGAAGCAGCTCGAAGAGAAGTCGAAGGACAACTCGAAGAACCTTGTCGCCATCGCCGACCGTGACAAGAGCATCAAGGTACTGACGGAATCCGTTGCCGCACTGAAGAAGCAGGTCTCCGAGCTGCGTGGAGAGGTCAAGGAGCTCGCTGCCGAGCCCGCTCCCATGGCCAACGACGAAGCTGGCGTACCCAAGGACAATGGCACTGGTGCCGTGATGACAGGAGCCGTGAAGAGTATTGTCACCTCTGACATGAGTGCTGACGAGATCCGCGAGCGGCTGCGCAAGCAAGACAAGGAGATGGCCGAAAAGCGTCGCCGCCGATAAGTCTCAACGACGCCCTTGACTTCTGACAGCCAACGCATTAATTTTGCAGCAACAACACAAACACAAATTTTCGAACACAAACACATAAACAGTTAGATTATGGCATACGCAATTAGTCTTAGCCAAGTGCAGACTGTCACTGAGCAGTTGCACACCGATCTGGTCTCTCGTGCTTCCATGCTCAACGACCAGATGCTCCCAAACCTTAAGTTCACCATCACCACCGACGTAGAGAACCTCGACAAGCTCTTCCTCTTCAACGACAAGGGACTGCAGGCTCGCCAGTACCATCCGGGTGCCGTAAAGAAAGTCCAGCTGGGTAAGGTCATCGAGAACCCCGCAAAGGTGATCCTCGCTGTCACACACCCGCAGGACAACGTACAGAAGTACCGCGAGAAGGAGCCTTTCCACGTCAATCCCGACGGCACGACAAACGCTGAGCAGACGCAGTTCCTGCTCAACAAGATCGCTGAGAGCCACGCACGGGATGTACGTGCAAACGTCTTCTTCGGTAACAAGGCCAACGCCAAGCTGCCAGAGACAGCAGAGAACCAGGTGAAACTCGGCCTTTCACTCTACGATGGTATCTACACCAAGATTGCCAAGGCTATCACCGATGGCACCATCAGCGAGGCTATCGGCAACCTTGTCAAGACAGGCGATCTGATGTCATCAAGCGTCGATCCAGAGGAAGCCTATGAAGCGTTCAAGGCTATGTATCAGGCGCTCAACGACGACCTGCGTGCTGCCGAGGAGTTGATGGCATACGTCAGCTCTCCTCTCGCCGACAAGATCGTCGAGGGTTACATGGTCAAGCACCCGCAGCTGGCTCCCGATACACTGAAGGAGGGTTGGAAGTTCTCTCAGATGAAGAACGTTACGCTCGTCACGCACTCTGCTATGGGTAAGGGATCGGAGATTATCTTCGCTCTCCCAGGTATCTTGGAGTACATCTGTGACATCCGTCCGGAGGGTCAGGCCAACATCACCGTTGAGCGCAACAGCGACGATCACAACCTCTACGACTATCAGGTTCAGACCGCCCAGGATACGCGTGTCCGCGACTACTCTCCGCGCTCTATCTGTGTCAACGACCAGACCAACGTGCCTAACAACGTGCCTGCCGGCGACTACATCGCTGACGTGTTCACCGTTGATTCTTCCGACACGAAGGAGGGTACGGCCGAGATCACTTCCGGCAAGAAGGACCTCTACGAGGAGGGTGACGTCATCACCGTCAAGGCTACTCCTGCAAGCGGCTATAAGTTCGTAGGTTGGAACGACGGCGCAAAAGAGAACCCCTACAACTACAAGTTCGGTGGTGGCAACGTCAAGCTGCTGGCTCAGTTCGAGAAGGCTGAGACCGCTCCCGCAGGTGCTGGCGCTTCCGCAGGCGCAGGCACAGGTGCTGGCGCAGGCACAGGCACAGAATCGGGCTCTGAGGGCGGTAAACAGCCCGAGCCCTAACAAGTCATAGGAGGTGCTGCGGCGGCTGGCCGCTGAGTCAGTCGCCGCCCTCTTATCGGCCCATTCAAACAACAACACAAACACAAAATAACAATTACGACTATGACATCTTGTATTCCAAAATCCGTTATCTCCGGCGCAACTTGCACAGAGAATCCTGCAGGTCTCGGCAACTATCTGTTTGCCGTACCTCTCGAGAACATTGCGTCCATCACCGCCAACGCCGAGAAGAACCAGTACGACATCAAGGCTAAGGCAAAGGCCGGAGAGTCAGCTTCTGCTACGCCCGCCCTTCAAGGCTACCGTATCGACTATAAGAGTCAGACGGGTCAGTACTCTTCCGACGACAACGGCACGGGCAAAGGCTGGAGCGGCACCGCTACGGGCCGTGTGGAGCTCTCCGAGGACGATATGGTTTTCACCAGCCGTGTCCTGCACAACAGCGACAAGTTCCTCTACTTCTTCTTCACCGGCCAGACAAACGCCGACGGCCTGAAGGAGTTCATCGTCGTTGGTAATGAGAACGGCGAGGCAGAGTGGTCTGTGAAGTCAGACACCGGCACCAAGCGCACCGACGACCACGGTCAGACCTTCACCGTGAAGTGCGACTATCAGCTCTACTCCAAGACCAAGTGGTACGGCAACATCGACCAGGCCGATGCGACGGCTGCTTCCACTACCCCTTCCTCTTCTGAGTCTCACGGATAATCAAGCTCATCCGCGTATCAATCCTCAATAGGCACGAGGCCCAGGCACTGCATCAGCGGCCTGGGCCTCTTTCTTTTTAACCCATAAAACGATACGATATGTTTATAAAGACCGAAAACGAAATCGTCAGTCTGATGCCCACGGCACGCTGGAGCCGACCGCAACAGCTCTATGGCTATCTCGAAGAGGAAGAGCGGGTAGCCCTGGAACCCCTGTTGGGAGCTGCGCTCTACGCACATCTGTGCACGGAGTGCGAGCGACTGCGCGAAAGCTATACCGACATCACCTCGACGACCATCTCCCCCACTGGTAAGGCACGAAAGAACCCCGCCGTACCCTATGCGCACGTGACCGACCGTCTCAACGACATCTCCAACGGCAATCTCTCTGCCGACGCGTCAGAGCCATCGGCCGAGGACAGCGACGTCACGGCGGAAGACCTGCAGACCGTCAGACTGCTGCGTATCTGCCAACAGATTGAGTTCTACAAGATGTTGGCGCACAAGGCAGGACTGCTCACCGTCTCCTTCAACGAGGGTGGCGGCATGAACGTGGTGAGTGCTGACGGCTACGATCCTGCCGACGACAAGCGCATGGAACGTGTGGCAAAGGATGCCTACATGAGTGCGGGACGGGCTGTCGATACGCTTCTCCTCTTCCTTGAAGCCGATGCCAAAGGCGACCGCCTCTTCACGTCCTTGTGGCAGGAGGCCGACGCGTTCTATCTCCATCGTGACCTGCTCTTTCAGACGGCGAGGGTGCTCAACGAGTATCTGAACATCAACGGCGACCGCATGACCTACGTATCATTGGTGCGTGACATCCGCTTTTGCCAGAACACCTACATCAAGCCACGGATCGGTGCCAAGTTGCTGAAGGCGATCGTCAACTATTCAAACGGACTGGAGTCCGATGCCACGACCACCTCAGACGGAGAGACCAAAAATCCGATTCCTACCAACGCTGCCGAGGAGTTGCTTTCCATGCTCCGCACGGCCCTGGCTTTCTATGTAGACAGCCGTCGCACCACGCTCACGCCTTCCAAAGAGAGATTGTTGCAACGGGACGCGATGTCGGACGCCCAGCAAGCGATGGCCATGGCGTGCCAGTATGTCGAGGACAACCTCTCCGCACTCGGCGATGCCGTCATCGACACCCCTATCTACAATCAGGTGAAGGAGCGGGAGGCGCAAAAAGAACGGGACGCAAAGAACGTGGAGGAAGCGAAGGAACGACAAGCACGGGAGGCCCGGGAACTGCGTCACAAGAAACTCTTCACGGCGTTCCCAGCGACCTACCACATACCAACCACTAACATCAAATAACACAACGACTATGATGACAATAGAACCATGTTGCGCACAGAAACAATTCCCGATGTTGCGCGACGCGATAGGAGACAACGGGAAAACGCTTTTTGAAGGCTACGGAGATATGTCGCTGACTGAACTGCTGCCAGCCATCCTCTCACGCTATGTCGAGATCGACATGATCATAGCGGCGCCGGCCGTTCCCGACCAGGCTGCCGACATCATCTACGAATGGATGAGACGGACGTGGGGACGCATGGACGGAAAAGGCCGCATGAACTGCCTGCACAAGCTGACGATCATTGCCGACTTAGGCGACAGTGCCTCTCCCAAGGCCTCCCAGTGGGTCAAGAACAATCCGTTCCCCGACCGACTGACGCTTGTGGACAAGGCACAGACCGACACCGTGCTGCTGCTCCCCGACCTTGCGGTGACGGGACCACTCAACTTCCGCTATGGGGAACACTTCGTCTGTGAGGCCACAGCTGTACAAGGAGAGGTAGATGCCCTTTGGAAACGTTACACGGAAGTGGCGAAGCCCACCAAGCGTACCGCACGCAAGCAGAAAGCCGAGCGTAAGACAGAGAGTGCCGACGAGCCAAAGGCAGAGAGTGCCACAGAGCCAGAGGCAGGGAGCCTGCCCGTGAGCATGGACGAGACCCAAGAAGAGTCGTCTGCGACGGTCATTCGGTCAGAACAGTCAGAGGAGGACTAAGCCATGGACTGCAAGGAGTTCGACCTCAATGGTCTGTTGTCGGTCACGGCCATCCCGGTGACTGACTACTCCCCGGGCACTCATGCCTGGCAGGTGTCTCCGACCATCCCGAGTACCGATTTCTCCCCTACCCTCACGAGCGCTATCGTCATCGGGGCATTTCCTGCCACGACGGGCGGAAAACTCATTCCGATCATGCGGGGCACGGGAAAGGTGAAGGACGATGAGAGCGACAGCGTGGCCGGGCGCAAGCACACGGTCACGGTGTCTTGTGAGGCCGACGACCGGGACAAGACGACGTGGGGCTATCTGACGACCCTGGAGCGCACGCCGTGCCATCTGTTGCTCACGTTCCGTGGGGGCGCGCGTGCGTTCGTGACAGCCACTCAGGATACCTACGCGTGTGAGGTGAACCGGGAGGATGCCAAGACAAGCGTGTCGTTCAAGGTGGATAACCTCATGGGACTACAGCTGATAACTGCTTAGTTTGGATTTTCAAGCAAAGGAAAAGAAAAGGGAGCCATCGGTGCTTGGGCCGATAGCTCCCTTTGTTGTTTGCAAGTGCAAACGATTCGTTTGGTTTCGGTCGCAAGCTCCCTTGTTACGGGGCGCTTCGCTTGAAATTTTACTTAAAATTCTTACTTAAAATTTTACTTAAAATTTGGCTGGCGCAAACCGCTAAAGGAGCTTTACCCGCTCGATGCGGTTAGTAATCGGATCACGACGAAACCACACAGAGAACAGATGCTCAGCACCAAAATTGATAAGCATACCATACTCCGTATGAGTAAGACGCATGTAGTTCCACAGTTGGCGAAGGTGTGCATCGGTCGTATGGCTGACGGATTTGAGCTCTACAATCACTCCGTCAATCACCAAGTCCATACGGTAAGTTTGATTCAAGCGAACATCGTCCCAAAATATGGGCAGCTCTTTCTGCCGCTCTACTACATGGCCGCCTTTCTTCAGCAAGTATTCCATTGCTGCCTCATAAGCGGATTCCAACAGACCGGAACGGAATTTTGCATGTACTTTCATTGCAACGCCCGTGATGACCCGCATCGGTTCCAACGGAGCGTTATGTTCTTCTATTACATTCATGGCGAATTAAATTTAAGAAAACGATAAGCAGTCGCTCCGCTCCCTACTGCATCCGGTTCCGCATGGAATTTTAAGTAAAATTTTAAGTAAGAATTTTAAGTAAAATTTCAAGCGAAGCGACCAACAATCGTCGCGTCAGCCAAATTTTAAGTAAAATTTTAAGTAGAAATTTTAAGTAAAATTTCAAGCGTAGCGCCCAAAAGGAAGGGGGCGAAGCGACCGATGAGATTAATACGCTACTGCGTCATATTCCAGCCAGTCTTCCTCCACCCGAAACTTAGAGGAAAAGGGCGTGTCCTTAAAGAAGCGGCCGGTGTAGATCGTGCGGTAGTTGTTGCGGATAGGCACGTCCGTGAATGTGCGGGTCTTCAACACGGCTCCGTCGGCGCCATAGGCAGAGACCGTGATGGAATAGCGTTTCTCCGTGTCACTGCTTAAGATATAGATACTAAACGACATGGTGCCGTCCGCCTCGTGCTTGAAACTCGTCCACGATATGGAGTAGGTGTCCGTCGGCGTGATGCCCGCATGTTGTGGGAAGCTCCACTGTGTCGGCGTTCCGTCCGCGGTGATAGAAATCTTCTTCACCTCAGAGGGTATCTCGTCTTCGATGACGACCCGGAACATACCCACCGCCCGAAGCATCTTGCAGTCGAGCGTCGTTGTCGTGGCAGGCGTGAAGGTGGCAGAATAATAGAGCGTCTGCAACTTCTTCGTGTCCGGGAACGATACCACACCCGTGGAGAGTGTCGTGGGCGCACTCTCCTTGTGGCCGACGGCATAGAGGGTGTAGGTCTTGCTCTTGTCGAGTGTGAGCGACAACGAACCGAAGCCGTCGTCTGTGACGGTCTGGTGACTCTCCGCTACCGTCTCACGCTTCGTGATGGCCGTGACGGAGTCTCCCTCCATCAGCCACACGTCGAGGCGGTTCACCACGTCACTGACAGGCACCGTCGCACGGGTCGTCTTGGGAGCATGGTTCGCCTTGGCTTCCATGGGGGTCATCGTGTAGGGTGAGAAAGAGAGCGTCACCCGCTGCTTCTCTACTGATGCTTCGCTGGTCTCTGCCAACTCGGTCGTGTTGGTGCAGGCGGCACAGACGAGTGCCACGGCTGCGAAAGCAAACAGATTCTTCATAGCGTTTGTATTTAGGTTGATAACAAAAAAGCCCCGCCAGAGAAACGGGCGAGGCAGATAAAGCTCGTGGTGATTACTTAGCGCCGATGACCTCCCCTTCACGCTTACTACGACGTGGGAAGTCGATGCGGTCGCCATGATAACGCGGAAAGTCATAAAGCACCTTTGGGTCGTACATACGGATCTTGGCGCATACACGATCGTATTCGATTCGACCATTATTGATCAGGTCGCGCGTCTCCATAGCTGCCCCTTGATACCAACCGAAGTTGGCAAAGGGACGGAAGCCGTGAAGGTCATCCATGCAGACGGTCACGACATAATTACCACCGGGTTGTAAGGAAACTGATGCAAACATAGCTACTTGTTTTTGATGGGAGTTATTGTTATTTCGAGTCCGAACTTGTTGGCTCGTTCGATGTAGGTTTGGCGCACCTGCTCGTTGGGGATATAGGCGGCCAGGTGCTTCTCTCGGCCGTCTGCCATACGGTAGACGACGGAGCAGGAGCCATAAGAGGATTGATTATTCATGTTGGGATTCTTTTGCGGCCACTGCGAGATAATGCAAAGCGTTCCAGTTTCTCCACACGCATTGCTTCATAATCTTTGCGGTGGCTTTCTTGGTCGCTTTCTTCATTACCCGATGGTCTTTGTCGTAGAGTTTGAACTGCACGGTATTGCCGTGGTCCATGCGCTGATAGCGCTTGCGAAGTTTGCGGTAAGACATAGTGATTGTGTTTAATGGGTTGTTGTTGGGCGGAATAAGACCGATCCATCAGTCTTATTCTTCATCTTCACGGTATGGGCGGCCTACTTCGTCCACGGCATAGTCGTCGCTGAACTCGATTTCCTCCTCTACATCATCGGTCATAGTTTCCCGCTCAACCGTGTTGCGGTAGGGCTTAGAATGTTAATCTTTGTAATAGTCGATGTTCCACAAAAGGTATTGCTCGCGACTGGGGTTACTGCCGTCCATGGATGAAAACTCGACGCATACGTCGTAGTCTTCGGAAAAGTGAAGACCTCCGAACTCCTCTGAGATTTCAGAGGTTGGAACGATACGGAAGGACTTGTCTTTGAGAGTTGAGAGGAACTCTGGGGTTTCGTCGTTGGAAGGTGGAGGGTCCAAGTAACACAACCCGCCACCACCATTTCCGAGGGAAGCCATTGGTATTGAACAACCCTCACGTAAGATGTTTTTGATGATTGTGATAGCTTGATCCTTTGTAATCTTCGTTGTCTTCATAATCGTATGTTTTGGTGGTTATTGGTTGTAATAGTGGCGGGGTTTCCCCCGCCCTGTTTGTTAGTCGTCCTGCGGCACTCCGCCGAACTCGTCGAGGATCTCGTCCACGTCGTGCCCGGCGTTGTCACGATACTCGAACAGCCAGTTGGACCACCCAACGGGCCCGATATAGATCGGGGTTCCTCCCTCATTCTTTACATGATGATACGGATCAAAGACCCGAATATCGTAAAGGACGAAATCCTCGTCCACGACTACCTCTGCACTGACGACCGAGCGAGAGAACTTTCCATTCAGGTAGTCGAGATTTCCACCGTTATCGCGGAAATCAATCATGACTCGACACTGCTGATCTTTATTCAGCTCATCGAAATAGAACTTTGAAAGTTTTGCCATAGTTGCTTTCTTTGTTAGTTGTTAGTTGTGTTGTTTTAGGCGGGGCTTCCCCACGCCCTGTTTGTTAGTCGTCCTGTGGCACTCCGTCGAACTCATCGAGGATTTCGTCCACGTCGTGTCCGGCGTTGTCACGATACTCGAGCAACCAGTTGGACCAGCCGTCTGCATAGACGTATAACTCTTTATCTACAAGCTGGAATGGGTCGAATACTCGGAAGTCATAGAGCGTGCCATCCTCGTCAATCACTACCTCCACATTGACTTCCTCACGAGAGAACTTTCCATTCAAGTAGTCTTCACTGCCACCGTTATCGAGGAAAGATTCCGTGACTCGACGCTGCTGCTCTTTAGGAAGCTCATCGAAATAGAACTTTGTAAGTTTTGCCATAGTTGTTCAGATTTTAGTTATTTAGTGTTAGTCTCTTTCCACTTCTCCCACTCTTTAACGGAATAGCCCTCGTCGGTTCTCATACCGAGGAAGGTGAATGAGAAGTCGTCCGACCAGGCATCGGGGATAGCGTGTACCACGGTGGGATTTCCATGGTAAAGCATGGGGTTGTTCTCCATCTCGCTTAGCGCCTTGTCGTAGGCGTCCGCCCCGCTCTCTGCGAGGACGGTTCCACAGAATGTGGTGTTGGCGAAATGGTCATTGCCGTGTCGAGCGAAGACGTAAAGCGTGATGTTCATCTCCACATGATACCAGCCACGGCGTACCTCATTGAGTGCCGCCTCTCTTTCTCGCTTGATCTCACGCTCCTTGCGTAGCGCCTCCTGTACCGCCTGGTGCTCGTTGTAGATACGCTCATGCTCTTGAAGCGTGTCGGCGAGTGGATAGGAGAAGCCGATCTCCCATGCACCACAGCCTGTGGTTCTTACGCCCACATAGGTGCAGGACTCTCCGTTAGGATACGTTCCGAGTCCGTTCGCAAACAATGCTCGGATCTTCTTCTCCGTTACCTCGTTGACCACGATGCAGTCACCGGGAGCGGTAGAATTTTTCCGTCCATAAGATTTCCAGGTGTTGATCGTTGCAATAGCTTCCTCTGGGGAATGAACGATTGCTTTGTAAGGCACATACTTGTACCCGTTCTTGGCGTACCCGCCATAAGTGATAAAAAATACGTTTGCCATATTTCTAACTGTTTAGCCCATCAGTCGGGGTTCTTAATGGTTGATTTGTTTAGGGCGGACCGCCCTCCCGTGCGCTTCTGTCTTAGCTATTGACGGACTTGACGACCGCGTACAGCAAGATCAGCGCGAAGATAAAACTCATTGGTTTAATTTTTGAAATGAATATTTTTGTTGTAGCTACGGCAAAGATAGGAAGAATTTCTGTAACTTCCAACCTTTGCCGTATGAAATTCGCAATTACTGGTTCTCTTTCTCCTGTATCATGTCGCCTATCATGTCGAAGTCGGCGAGGATAGACCGCACGAGGGTGAGATGTTTGAAGTCCTGGTCGTCGGGGGCAAAAGTCACGTCCTCACGTCCACCATCGTTCGGCATGAAGTCGGCAGAGAAGCCGACAAACTTATAGCCGTTGTCTACACCGTCCGAGTCGTCCTCCATGTCGGGGATGTCGAGCCAGAGGTTGAAGACCTTGCCGCGCTTGGTGATAGAGAAGCCGGTGCCTGTGCTCTCCGTGACCTCCACCGAGTGCTCCATGTTGATCGCGCATGAGTTCAACCACACCACAAACGTGCCGTTGTCCATCGTCCAACGGATGCCAGGCAGGTCACGACCCTTAGCCGCCCCGTTGTGGTAGAAGAAGTACAGACGGTCGAAGAGCTGACGCAGCAGCTCTTCCATGTTGTGCTCGTCATCGTAGGCCATCATCTTGCGGTCGTGATTGACAGCCCGTCCGGTGGCAGCCATCAACAGCTTGTAGGTGTCGCAATAGAGGTCGCTGTCCTTGATAACCTCCGGCAGCGTCTTGTCGCCCTGTATCTGCTTGCAGATGTCGTTGAGCAGGTTGCTTGCCTTCTTGCAGTTCTCGGTACTGATGCGGTTGATGTCAGCCGCGTAATTCTTGTCGTTGTTCATTGTTGTGTGTATTAAATGTGAAACTTATATAGTCGTATGTGATTTATTTCTTTAGCAGGAAGGCATAGCCTTTCCGTAATATATTCTTGTCGTTCTCGTCGAGGGAGCGGATAAAGTTTACGTCCATCCTCGTCTCGCCCATGTAGCCAAATCCACTAAGCAGGCATACACGGATTCCGTAAAGAGTAGAGGTCATGCCGTGCTTGAATGACCAATCGCTTAGGAATTTGTTTTTCAGTTTGTACGGCAGGTCGAGATATTCTTTTGCCGTTATGGTTTCTTTGCTCATATTGTGTAGCTTTTATTGATTTAATTTATGTATACCTCGACCGATAGTCGAGGTATACCTGGGGCATCGGTCGAGGTATACTTGGACCACTGCTCGAAGTTAACTTGGAGCATCGGTCGAGGTTAACCCCTTCCAAAAGTTGGTATACCTTCTCCCAGAAGATGGTATACATTCTCCGAAAAGATGGTATATCTTCTTCCCGGAGTTAGTATAGGAACTTTTTCACGCTGCTTCCTTCTGCTCTTTCTGCTTATCCTCTTTCAAGCTCTTCCCAATCTTCACGTCGAGGTCGGAGAGGTCGGTACGCAACTTCGTGAGTTCGGCGTCCTTGCCCCACGGTTGCTGAATGATCGTGTCGAGCTGCTTGATGCGTGACTCGTTCTCGTCATAGAGCTGCTGCCATCCGCTGATGACCTCCGGCAGACGGTTCAGGGCGAGCACCGGCATACGGCCCGTCAGTCCCTTGGCCACCCGATTGATGGTGCCGTGGCCGTTGTTGATGCCATAGACCAGTCGCTGCCCACTGACGTAGAAGTTGTTTTCAAACTCCACCTCACGGTCATAAGCATTGTCATACTGCTTCGTCTTCACACTGATGGGGAAGCCATAGACGTTGCCGATGGTCAGCATCGCTCCACCGGTGCGGGCAGACTTGTCTATCTTGATGAGCTGCTCACCGATAGCCTTGTCGAAGTCTTCCCCATCGTCGGCGGTCAGCACCCTGTCGGTGAGCTTTCCGTCCTTCCCTTTGGCGTATGGGGTGAAGCCGTCGAGGGTGATCATGCTGATAGCACGTCCGGCTTCGTCACGCTTGACAACGGCGTTGAACTTCTCGAGGTCGCTCTTGGCATCGGCGATATTCTTCTTGTTGCGCTCGTTGTCCTCACGCAGCCGCTCCTGCTTCTTCGTCTGAGCGGATTTGTCACGATAGAACGCCTTGCGCTCCGACTCTAAGGCAGCGACCCGCTTCTCCAACTTGGCACGCTCCAAGAGGTCGGTGTTGCCACTGAGCACGGCCATATACTCGGCGAAGTTCATGCCGCTCTTCTCGTCCATAGACCCCTCGTCGAGGGTACGGACACTGAGCTGACCACGTTTGAGCTGAGAGATAAACAACTGCTTGTTGTTCAGCAAGCCGAACTTGTAAGCGTCGAGCGAACGGCGCACAGCGTAGATGATGACATCCACGGTGTTGTCGGCATAGAGCTTCGCCACCTCGTTACCCTTACGGATAGCCCGGCCGTCACGCTGCTCCAGGTCGGACGGTCTCCACGGCGTGTCGAGGTGATGCACGGCCACCACTCGCTTCTGGGCGTTGACACCCGTGCCGAGCATCGAGGTAGAACCGAAGAGTACCCTCACCTTTCCGTCGTTGACGTCCTGCACCATCTTCGCCTTCGCCACATCGTTCTTACACTCCTGGATGAAACGGATCTCACTGCTGGGAATACCCATCGCTACGAGCTTCTGCTTGATGTCCTCATAGACGTTCCAACCTTTGTTCTTACCCTGATAGGTAGAGAGGTCGGAGAAGATGAGCTGCGTACCTTTCACGCTGTCGTACTTGTCGTAATACTGCTTCACGAGCTTGGCGCACATCGACGACTTGCTCCGTGGGTGGTCCGGATAGCTCGGGTCTATCATTCGCATGTCGAGACTCATCTTGCGGGCCAGGTCAGTGGCATAGAGCATCTTGGCTTTCTGCTGGGCGTCGGTGACATAGTCCATGCCGATGAGCGAGAAGTTGCCGGTCTTGGCAAACTCCATCAGCGTCTGGGTGTACTCCTGCTGGTCGGGGGTCGGCTCGATGTTCAGCAACCGGGCGTGTTTCTTCGGTCGCTCGATACCCACATCCTCCGCCGTGCGGAAGTCGGTGATCTCGTTGTAGAACTGTGCCAGCTCCGGCACCTTGATGAAGTAGCGGAACCGCTCCTTCATGATGATCTGGTTGGTGATGGAGAACTCGAACTCGGTGCTCTTCTTCGTGAAGATGGCAGCCCACGCATCGAAACAGGTGATACCCTGCTTCTTCATAGCCAGTGGCCGCAGATAACGGAAGAGGGAATAGAGTTCGGTGAGGGAGTTGGTCACCGTCGTACCACTAAGGAAGGTAGCCCCGAGGTCTCTCTCCGTGCGCTTCTGTATCGTGCGGATCGCCATGAGAAGGTTGAAGGCACGCTTCGAACCCTCACTGTTGCCGAGCCCTGCCACACGGTTATGACGGGTAGTGAAACCGAGGTTCTTGAACATGTGACTCTCGTCCACAAAGATATGGTCGATACCCATCATCTCGAAGTCGGACACGTCGTCCTTGGCTTCGTTGATCTCCGCCACGACATTCGCGAGCTTAGCTTCGAGGTTCTTCTTCCGGCGCTCCAGTCCTCTCATGATGACCCGGCTGTTCTCCCAGTTGTAGTCCTTGGCGGCGGTCATGGCATCGTCCAACTGCTTCAGCTCATTGAGAATAATCTTTCGCTGCACGTCCTTGCTCTGTGGCAGACGGCCGAACTGGTCGTGCGACATGATGATACAGTCGTAGTCGTTATTCTTCATGCGGTTGAAGAAGTTGACGCGCTCGCTCTCGTGGAAGTCCTTGTTCTGTGCGTAGAGAATCTTGGCGTTCGGATAGGCGGTCTGGTAGGTCTCGGCGATGGCACCGACATTCGCCTTCAGTCCGATGATCATCGGCTTGTGAACAATGCCCAATCGCTTCATCTCGTGGGCAGCGATACACATAATGAGCGTCTTGCCACTGCCTACCTCATGGTCGCAGATGCCGCCCTGGTTCTGTACGAGCATCCAGATGCAGTCCTTCTGACTCTGATAGAGGTCTTTCACACCATACTTCTCCTCCAGTGCCTTGCGGTCGAGACCGGGGAACCGTTGGTGGCTGCCGTCATAGTGGGGCTTGACGAAGCAGTTGAACCGCTCATTGTATTCCTTGGCGAGCTGGTCTTTCAGTTCCCTCGGCTGACGCATCAGCCAGTCAACCCAAGCGTTGCGTATCTCCGCAATCTTACTGTTGGCGAGCTGCGTCTTCTCGGGGTCTTCCTCTTTGAGGTACGTGCCGCCTTCGTTGGTCTCTTTGCAGCCCAAAGCGTCACGCTTGTATTTCCACATCTTCGGGCAGGTGTCTTCCAGTGCATAGACGAAGAGGTCGATGCCGTTATAATGCGAGCACTCACTCTTCACGTAATACTGCGTGGTTATCTTCTCGTTCCAGCAATGTTCCGCACTGGCAACGAACTGGTCGAGGTTAGCGTCGTACTTCACTTCGAGGTCTACCTGGTCGGCGTAATCATTTCCGCCGGGTATGGAGAAGAGCTCTGAGCCGAACTGCTCATAGAGCTTGGTGTCGATCCATCGCTCTCCGAGGTTGAAGTCCAACTCCTCAAAGGGGATCGGGGTAGGCACCGCATCCTCCAAGGCTCTCAGTGAGCGCATCACTCTCGGGTCAATGGTCTTGGTCAGCTCGTCTTTGCCGTCACGCTCGTCCTCGTCGATGCCGTAGGCCTTGCGGATCGCCTTGGCTTTCTCCACGACATTGCCACTGATGAACTTAGCGGTAATCTCGTACTGGTTCGTGAGCGGATTATAATAGACATCGCCGTCGAGTTTCGTCATCAGCTCCGTCTCGGTCAGTCCCGTGAGTGCCATCATGTGCTCCACGTCGGGATAACCACAGTCGTTCAAGCTCTGAGCCAGTGCTTCCTGCGGGGTATCGGCACTATGCAGCTCGCTGGTGTCGAACGCCACGGGCTTACGGAAGATGTCTGACTTCACCCACTCCTTGCCGTCCTTCACCTCTAAGCTCAGCAACTCCCTGGCGATGTCCGTCACCGCCCCTTTGTTGAAGGGGTTACTGTTGAAGGCCCCGTGCTTCTCCACAAACTTATCGTAGAGCTGATTGAGTTTCTTGCGGTCTTCGGTGTCCTCGGTGAACGTCGTGGCCTCGGTGACGAAGAGTTGGTTGTACACCTCGGCGATAGACTTAATCAGGTCGCCCGTCTCGTTGTCCGTATAGCGGTAGCGGTTCTTGCTGTGCGTCTGCTTCTCCTGCTTTGGCTCGGCTTTCTTCTCCGCGCCCTTCTTGTACAACTCGAAGTCCACGTTGTCCGCCAAGTCCTTGCTCAGTACCATGCGCATCGCTCTGGCCATCGATTGCTCGTGGCTCTCATACGTATAGATGAAGGTCGGCTTGCCGTAAGCGTCCGTGCCTTTCTTTGTATGGGTGGCAATTACGTGGTCCGGGTTCGTGACGAAGTACATATTTGTGTAACAGCCGTCCTCGGTATAGGGCGTTATCAGCATCGTCTCATCAACGGTCAGTCCGCCTTTTTTCTCGTCTTTCTGCAACACCAAGAGGTCGGTACCCACCTCCGTGCCCGCCTCCTTGAAGAGGTTATTCGGCAACCGGTAGGCACCAATCAGACGGGCTTGCTCCAAGGCTTTCACGACCTGCGTGAAGTCATGGTTGAGATAGTTGCTCGTGATGATGTACGCCTCGATACCTCCGTCACGCAAACAGTCGAGACCTTTCAGCACGTAGTAGCGATGGATATATTTAGCTGCTGCTCTCCGCTCTGCGTCCTTACTAACCGAATAGTCGGGGTCGTAGACGGCAAAGTCACCAAACGGCACGTTGGTCGTCACGAGGTCGTAGGTGCCCAACTCGTGATTCTTTATCGTCTCAAACCCGTTGATCCTCACATCCACGATGTCGCTGTCACGTTTCATACGGGCATTGAGTATCACACCCGTCAGCAGGTCTTTCTCGTAGGCCACAATCTTGCTGGGATCCTGATGACACCAGTTGAGGAGACCAACCACGAACGCACCACTGCCAGCAGCGGGGTCGAGGACGCGGTCGCCAATCAGCAACTTGCTGTCGAGGGCTCTCATGATGCCGCTCACAAACTTCTTAGGTGTATAGTAGGCGGTGAGGGTGGACGACTTCAGTGAATCCACAAAGCTATCCACGCCACCGCCCATCGATGCAATCACCTGCTTCAAGCGCTCTATGTCGTCCCAATAGGGCAGCATACTCTTGGGCCACTGCTCCTTAGGCTTCCCGATATAGAGCACGGCACCGATGCCACCGAAGCCGGAATACATATCCAGTGCGCTGGCATTGCCACGTCCCGTCAAGGCGTACTTGATCGCCTCGATGTTGTTTCTTAATCTCTGTAATATACTCATCGTTACTTTCTTTTGCAATATACGTTCATCGTCTTATCGTCCATGTGATCGTGATAGCAGCATACGCTGCATCCGATAGACCCCACCATCATTCCCGTATCGAAGGGACATTTAGTAGTGGCATTGTTCCATTGATTGCTTGTCGCTTGTAATACCTTCATGCCAATCGTATATAAAAATTTGTTCTTTGTGTCTTTCTGTCCAGAAAAAAATCTGTTCTTTCTGTCTTTCTGTCTTAGAAAAACATGTGCTTCTGTCTTACGCGGCCTTGCGCTTCTTGGCTTTAGGCTTCTTCGCATAGCTCGTATTGTCGAAGATGTATTCCACGACATTACGCACCACCACCATGCGCTTACCATTCTGCATGTGGCAGAACCAGTCGCCCTTGCCTTCTTCCACCATCTTACCCACCATAAGGTTTATCATCGTCCAGTCCATATCGCTGACCTCCACGTAATCGTCATAGCCGGCCGTGGTGAATACGTCCGACACCTCTCCGAGCTGTTCCAGGATAGAGGCTTTAGCGAGTGTGCTCATAACTCGCACCGCGTCGAACAGCGAGATGCGTCCGAACCGCTCGTTCCACGGGGTAACAATGTTGCCATAGGCTGAGTTGTAAGTCTCGAACAGGCACGCTGTCTCGTTCACCTCATCCAGCATCGGGCCGTCCTCCCAAACGACTTGGTAGGCATAGCTTATCACCTTGCTTTTCGTTACGCGTATTGCCGCACCGGGAAACCGAGACTTTAGTATCTTGCGCAGGTTGCTGACGGCCACAGTCTCTTTCTCTTCGTCGGTGAGGGCGGCCGAGATAGCTATCAGCTTGTCGCTCCACGCCGCAATCAACGGCTGTTGCTCGGCAACTATCTTTGCCTTCAGCTTGGCCATCTCACGCTGACGCTCCTCCTCTTTCCGTCGCTCCTGGGTAGAGATGTCGCCGAGAAGGACACCGAACATAATAGCGCAGTTGACAGGGACGTAGTAGTCGCTGATAACATGGTCGCCCATCGGGTTGCCGAAGAAGCAATAGCGCTTCGATCGGAACATCACCACCTTGGCCACACGCTTACCTTTCACGCCCTTATTGGGGTTTGCACTCTGCAATATCTCCCATCCGCCATAGACGCCGTTGAGATGGTCACTGAGGATATTGCCCATGATGTCCTTGTCGTCCAGTTCAACGATGGTCTCGATCTTTACCACCGTCTCCGGCTCGGCGGCAAAGGTATAGAACACATGGACGATTTCTTCACCACTCAGACTGTCCCAGTCATAGCCACTCTTGCAATCATCCACCACCTTTCGGGCATAGACGTAAGTGCCCTCCTGATAGGTATCGAATCCGACACCTTTATGGCGACGTGCCTCATTGAGAACATCGTCCACCCTACGGGCTTCCCGTTCCTTGCGCTCCCGTTCCTCACGTTCACGCTCCTCGCGCTCGGCCTGCTCCCGACGTTGCCGTGCCCGCTGACTGCCAGAGTAGTCACCATTGAGCTCGGCCTTGCGCTCCTCGTATTGCGCCTGCATCTCTTGAAACTCCCGTGTGGCACCCGTCTTGTCGGGGTTGCGGTCGGGATGGAGCTGGAGCACCAACTGACGATGCTTCTGCTCCAAGGCTTCGAGGGTATAGCAGTCACTAAAATAATCGTGTATCATACGTCTATAATTTTCGTATTCCAACTTCCTCCGCAAGCACAATTGCTCACGAAGTCCTCATAGTGGTCACACCATATCTTTCCGCCACGCTCCCCAAGGTTAAAGGGGCAGCTGGAGCAATCGTTGACATCAATACTGTTTGGGAAATAATCTTCTTCCATATATCTAATCTTTGGGGATGAAGTTCTCGACGACATAGGCGGGAGTATAGTAGAAGTGTACTCGCCATAACTGGCACCACGAATCGCCATGGTAGTGCAGCTCTACTTCGATGTCCTCGCACCGCAGTCGGGAATCTATCTCTTTCTCGACTTGCTCGTGGTTCCAGATATGCGACTTGTCGAGACGTTCGATGTCGATGACCGACTGTCCGAGCGAGTATCTCACCAGCATCGGATGTTCGCAGATAAACCCCAGCACCTTATACGACCGGCCTTCCTGATGTTCTATATACTGCCCGTCGTCGAAGAGGGCTTCGAGCATAGCGTCACTGATAAGGTCGGCGCCATTGTTGATAGGGCACGGCTCCTTGCGGTGGTCAAAGCGCCACTGCACTTCCTTAGCGTCCTTGACGGTCTTGTCGAAGATAGGCAGGGCGTACTGGCAGGGTACGTACATCTCCTTCGTCTCTTTGCAGAGGAAGATGTCACTGTCTCCACACCCGGCTGCCTTGGCTGCCTTATAGAAGTCGGAGTAGTTGTACTTCTCGTGACCGTCGGCCACACAACCACGGTTGATGAAGTAGAGGTCATTCATAATCGTGCCTATCGGTGCGTCTTCCTTATAGCCCGCATCGGTAAATTGCCCAAGCGGTACGAATGTGTAACCGCCATACTTAAAACTCTTTTCCTCGTTCATAGCTTTTCAAATTAGATAATTTCCAAAATATCCTCCATGTCTGCTTCGTTAGCCCACCATCCTTCGGGCAGGTCATGCTCCTCGCCCCACTCTTCGAGCAGGTCATACACCTTGTCGCTGTAGTCGGCAGGGATAGGCTCACGGGATAGAGCCGCCTTGTTGCGCAGTGCTCTTATCACGTCAAGTTCTTCCTCGCCAAGCTGCTCTCTCACATAGGCGATAGCAGACTTCAAATCATCAGTCATATCCATAGTAATACTATATTTTGTTGGTTGGATTTCCAACCACAGATTTCTCAGATTTCACAGACAATCTGTAAAGACAATCTGTGAAATCGGTGGTTAAGAAAAACATCATAGTCGTGAATAGTCATATCGTGCCGATGCGGTTAATGTATCCACACCGCCGTTCCGTTCTCTACTTTCAGCAGATCGTAGTCGTTATCGGGATAGATACGCAGCCACGACCCATCCTCCAGGCATGGAGCCATAGCAGCGAAGCATGAGGTCATCACGCTCTCCCATCCGTAGCAAGCGTCGAAGTCGGAATAGAATCCATCATATCCCGTCTCCTTGTCTTTGAACGGAGTGAGCTTGCCATTCCACCCGCCATAGACCACCTGTAGCAGTCCGTGCATGGAATCAACATCCACACCCAACTGCCCTTTGTAATAGTCAAGTCTGAAGTCCGTGTTCGTATGGTTAGCCATGAAGATTCTGATCCTCCTCACGGCTTCCTCCTCGTTGCGTACCTTCAAACAAATCTCGTTTGAATAAGTCTGTCCCATAGTATAATCGTGATTAATAAAATTCGGGAATTAAAAAAGCCGACGCGTCTCACGACGGGTCGGCTTACAGTTCTAACTTTCAAAAATCTTACAACTACTTGAAGAATGTAAGTTTTGGGTTCTCCTTTCATGGGTGCAAAGGTACAAAAACCTTCGCACATTTTGCAGGGGTGGCCGGGTTTTTTAGAAGACATAGAAGTGGAGACAACCATCCGATGTGTCGGCCTCCTGCTGATAGCGTTGCATAAGGTCGAGGGCTTCCTCGGCTGTCATACCCGCCTCGTCGAGAGCGTCCTTGATAAGGTCGCTTTCCGTGAGCAACGTCGGGTCGCTGATATACGCCATAAGGTTCTGGATGGCATCATCATAGTCCT